CCGCGACCTGCGCACGCGCCTTCGTCAGCTCGCTTTCGAGCAGGGCCTCGCGGGCCTCTGCGCGCCCGCTGGCTGGTGGCTCAACGCGGGCGACGTCTTGCCCCGACGCGGGCGTCACGCGCAGCGTAGGGCCAGCCTTTGCGGCTGACGGGGCCGGTTTGGTCGGGGCCAACTCGGCCGGCAGCTCCGGCGCCCCCGGCAGTCTAACCGGCGCCAGCCCCGGCATCGTCGCCCTGCGAGGTTGCGGGCGGTCGAACCGCCGGCGAGCCAGCACCTCGGGCTCCGGCTCTAGGTCGATGATTTGCGGGTCGGTGGGAACGCGTCGCGGCCCGGGCGGCTTGTCTCCCGGTGCGGGCGGGGTCATCGGTGATCGTTAGTTGGAGGGAGTCTCGATGCTCGACAGGATCGCGGCAACCAAATCCGCGGCAGCGATCGGCTTCTCGAGGACCACGAGCCCGAGTCGCTTGGCCGCCGCCTGGTGCTCGGGGTTGGCGTGCCCGGTCAGGAGCAATATCCTCTCCTTGGGCAGTGCGCGCTGAGCGATCAACCACTTGGCGATCTCCATCCCGTCGTCGGCCTCGAGTCGGATGTCGAGTAGCACGCAGTCGGTTGCCGAGGAGCTGAGCTCGGTGCGGACCTCGTCGAAGTTGCGCGCGGTGAGTACCTGAGCGCCACGGCTGACCAGGACGCGCTTGAGCGTACGGACGAGTAAGTCCTCGTTTTCGACGACGAGGATCACGCGACCCGAAAGCGTCGCCTTGGCGGGCGCCCCGTTGGCCTCCTGCATCTCCATGCGTAGGAACAGCGCCGTGAGCAGCGACTTAACCTCGCTGAGCTCGCGTCCGCCTCCGCGTTCGCGCTCAAGCACCTCGACGCGCGCTCGCAACGCCACCAGCTCGCTCATGACGCGCTCGAGCTTGGTGTCTTGCTCGCGGTCTTTGGCCTCAACCTGCTGGCGAAACGTTTGCATCTCGCCGGCAAGTAGCCGGTAGGTTCCGTCCCACTTGGCGGCCGCGTTGTCGACAACGGCGGCGATGGCTGCGGTCTGGGCCTCGAGTCTCCCGCCGGGTCCAAGCAAGTCGTCGAGCCCCCGCTGGAGTTGGCGCTGCGCAGCAAGGACATCGTTGACCGCGACCTCCTTGAAGTCGCTCGGCGTGCGCGCTGGCAGCATCGTCTCCAGCTTGCCCGGCGGCTGCGTGATTGGAACTTCGTCCACGCTGGGCGGCGGAGCGATATCAGTGGGAGTCACGCGGTCGGTGTCTTCGGGCATGATCAGTCGCAAGCGTGGGCGGGTGTAGGTGGCGAGAGCCAGTGCGCTCATGGGGGTCATTGGATTGGCCCCCGCCGATGCAAGAATCAGGAGTTTTCGAAGCTGCTCAGTCAGGCTCACGCATCGCGGCGTTTCGTTCGTTGCGGATAGCATCCCACACGCCACCCATGCTGTTCATGCTGGCGATTACTGCCTCGGTGTGGAGATACCGATCCGGATCCGGTGCGACGCACGCAAGCGCCTCGCAGCGCGTCTGCTCGTCGTCTGGGGGCGGCTCAGGCGGCGTCGCGCTCGACTGGTTCACCAGTGGCAGGAACTCGCGCATCAAGCTGGCCACACCCTTGAGATAAGGAGCCTCATCGGCGGTGAAGAAGTTGCGCATCTTGAGACCGTGGACGAATCCCGCAACGTCACCGCCACGCGCGGCCGTCCACGCTTCGGGCCACTTACGCCTCACGAGCTGCATGTGGTCAAGAGCGCCCGCGTTGATGTTGGTGAAGGCACGGAAGCGCGTCTGTGGGTGACCGTCGGGCACTGGAAGCGGCGCTCCTTTCAGCGCTGTACCGAAGCCACCGACGAGCTCACCCTCCGGCACGTACCAGTGCCACCCATCCTTCAGCTTCTCGTTGCACTTGTAGCAAGAGAAGAGCCCTGGATAGCTCGCGCTCGCCTTGGCATTCGTGAAGCAGAAGTTGTGCAGCGACTTCCACCGGGCCGCCTCAAGTGCACTCTGTGCCGTGTGGATCGCGAGACAATCCGGCGACGGGCGCTCTCCCTCAACAGCCTCGTACGCCCTGCGAAGCGCCACGATTGCTTGCGCTGGCGTGAGCGGCGTGAGCTTGTCGGGGAGGTACCTGGCGATCACCGTCTAGTCTCCAGGATCACCCAGGCCAGCAGGCTTCCAACGACCTGTGCGAGCGCGATGCCCGTGCGCACTTTGTCAAACGCGCGTCTCACCGAAACCTCACAGCCGGCAAGATACCCAGCGCCGAGAGCAGCCAGACCAGCGCCACGACCACGACGATCACCAGGATCAGGCGACGGACCGTCTGTTCCATTGGCAGGAGCGCCATTGCCACGCCGATGATCACGAGCGCGATCAGGAGGGCGGCGATGGTCATTGGCAGCGCTCCGCTGCGTCGCAGCTCCTGGCCTCGGTCAGGCAGCGCACGGGCAACGTGAGGCCGTTCTCCTCCGCGTTCCAGCAGACGTTGAGGCATGAAGCGCCGGCTGGAGTGTTGTCGCCCTCTGGGCACCGCAAATCCTGCATGCGACGGCAGGCGGTAGCGCACGACGCTTCGCCCGCGGGCACCGGCGGCACGGGCGGCAGCGGAGCGGTACTGCAAGCCAGCGCGAGGAAAGCAATGAGCGGGCTTTTCATGGCGTCACGTCCAGGGCCCAAAGGTCATTTGCTTGTTTTACGAAACGCTCACTCGCCCGAAAGCGGCCTTCGTCAGCCCAGTCTCTGGCCCACGAGTTGACTCCCGTGAAGGTGCCGTCGGAGTCGTACCCATCGAGACAGAGCGCGTGCCCACCGACGGTATCGCTCGTCTGCTCGGGGATCGTTCCTCCTTCCCAATAAAGGAAGGACTCCGATACTTGCCAGCCGCCAACGACGGGACAGCCAGCGGCAAGCGCCCTGCGCACGCCGTCGATGTCGCCTTCCTCAATGCGGTAGTAGCCCCGCATGCGGTCGTAAGCGCTTTGGAGCGCGCCCAAGCTAGGCTTCTCGTTGATGCGCCATTCTTCGAATGACCACGATTCCTCGGTGGCCGCGCCGAACTTCTTCACGGCCTGAGCGCCTGACCGCAGGTATGTGCCGACGTCCTCATTCTCGCCACCGTGCTGGAGACGCGCGAGGTAGTACACGAACTCCGCGCTCAGCTCCGGGCAGTCGATGCCGGCGAACAGATACGCCAGACGGATGCCTTGACTGAAGGCCTGCCCGACGCAGCTGTTTGTCTGCCCCTGATCTTTGATCTCGCAGCGGTCATCCCAGAGCGAAACGGACGCGGGCAGGGAGATTGCTGACTTCGGGTGCGCGCGGAACAGCCGATCGTGGATGCTGGGCGCGTCGGGCAGGTAGCCGAGACCGCGGCGGATCATCGTTTCGGCGCCTTCGCCGCAGCCTTGGCGGCGCCCAGCTTTTCAGCGCCAACGATGGCCTCGAGCCAGGGGTCGACGTCTTTGCAATACGTGCGCGCGACGTCATCGAGCGACAACGCGGGCTTAGCCTTGCCGTAGTGCAGTACGCAGAGGTCGTGAGCGAGATCTTGCGCGCTCTTGGCGCCCTGTGCCGTGAAGAGGCCGCAGCCGCCGAGCAGCGCGCAAGCGAGCAGCATCCAGCCGATCGCGATGAAGCGGGTTACGCCCGGCAAACTCGGCGGCGTCTTCTCGGCGTCGACATCCACCCAGGGGCCAACGGGCTTTCCGCTCGGCGGTCCCTTGTCATCCTTGTCCTTGGGTCGCGCAGCCTCGAAGCCGGGCGCCGCGATCGAGAACGCCGTAAACAGCGAGAGCGCGAAGCCTCCCCAGGTCGAAACGTCCTTCATGACATCGACGATCTGCGGGATCAGCGCGACGAGCGCCGGTATCACGACAGGCCACGGGTGCGGGAGCATCGCCCACAGTCGAGTCATGAGCGGAGCCTTGCGGCTGAATGCCAGCAGGACGGCGACGATCGCTCCGGCTATGGCAGCGGGTGACACTTCGCGCGCGATGGCGCCGATGGCTTCGGTTTCCATTTCTGTCTCCAAAAGAACCGCACGCGCTCACCGCCTGGCGTGGGAGGCGACGGGCGAGCCGAGCGCGGCGGTGAGGTGATTGGCGCGCTACGCAAGCGACGCCGTAACGTCCGGCTCAACACGGAGGATCCCCCGCTGTGTCGTCGTGATCTTCCCGCCCGCGGAGACCTGCACGTCGTAGACGTACTGGGAAAACCACCAGGTGGTGGTCTGCGCACTCGGCAGGGGCAACCGCAGCTGCTTGCTGGTGCTACCAGCCTGCATCCCGCCAGTGCTCATCTTGGCCTGGAACACCACGGCGCCATCGCTGGCGTCGCTCTCAGTGCGCCACTCCTCGCGGACCGTGAACCAAACCTCATCGAGCTCGGAGACGTCGACGCTGAAGTCGACGAACTTATCGTCATCATCGCCGCGCACGACCGAGATGTCTTCGTTGATCGGTTTGGCCATCTAGGTGCTTCGTTTCAACGGGGCGCGGCGACTGGCGCCCTGCCGCTCATGATGGCCGCCGCCTCAGAGCGTCGGTCCGCAGGGATAGGGAGATTCTTGACCAGTTCCGCGACTTGTAGATCGCCCGGCTCGGCGTCGATCTCAATGGTGCAAACTCCAGCTCCGTCAGGGTTGACGTAGCGGTAGCGGTGCCTGGCGGCGCCATTCTCGACGAACTCGTCCACCGCGACACTTGCGCGCGGGTCCACCCTAGCCAACCTTGCGATCGCTTCGCCTCTGGTCATGCTGCGACCGAGATCCCCCACTTGGTCCCGAGGTACTGACGAACTCGAGACCTGAGAGCGGCGCTGAGTTCGGTGTTGTAAATCACAATCTCGCCGATCTTCCCGTCCAGGAAAGCGACGGGGGTCTGTCGAGGATTGCAGCCTATGGCGCACCTATTTGGAGCCACCGACGCAGAGTCCTGAGCAATGGCGCTCGGGTCAGCCGCTGCGCCATTGCTCGACCAGGAGACCATGGTGCCTGTGTGCCAAACTTCCTGGACGTTAGCGTTTGAGTTAGCCGTGGCCGACGACTCGGCATTGATCGCAGTCCCGGCAGAGGTACGGACCGCTGCAATCCAAACGCCGGCGGCCGTCGTGTTCGTGCCGAAGTAGCCAGAGTTTGGAACACCCGATACGGCTGAAGATCCGAAGCCGAACCAGGCATTGACGCTATCGACTAGATCCTGCTGCACTACGCCCAGAACTGTGTAGGCCGGCGTATTGGTGAAGGCTGACACCACGGCGGCTTCCGTTGAGGAAATGCCCATCGTGACGCCGTTTAGGTCCATGCACGGATGACCGTTGAGGCCCGCGGCGGAATAGTTCGGGAAGGCGGTCTGAGCTGTGTTCCACGCAACTGAACTCGCCTTATTAGTGATCGATGTGACGGTGCCAGCTTGCGTGTAGCTGGCTGCGTCCTGCATGTCGAACCACGCAACGCATCCTGCAATGTTGAGCGGGCTTGATAGCGGATTGGACAGCGTCGCCGCGACGGCTGGCGAAACACCAAGAGCGGCGGCCAACGCGCGCGCATTCGTGAGCGCCATTGAGACGCTCGGCGTGACCCCAACGGCTGCCGCCAGCGCTTTCGGGTTGGTCAGCGTCGCCGCCACCGTTGACACAATGGACGGCGCCGCTGCCAGCAGCCGTGGGTTGATCAGCGTCGCGACTACGTCTGGCGAAAGACCCAGGCCAGCAGCTAGTTGGCGCGCTACCGTGAGCTGCGCGGCGACAGACGGGGAGATCCCTACTCCGCCGGCCAGTGGCACCGCTACAGTTAGTTGCGCGGCGACAGACGGGGAGATCCCAATCGCTGCCGCCAGCAACCGACTGAATTGCAATGGCGCATCTGAGATGACCGACGTGATGCCTGGTACGTCGGTGATTCGGGATGTAATGCCGGCCACGGGCCCTCAGTTCACGGTGAACGTCAGACTACCAGCGGCGAAGCGGCCCGGGTTCGAGACGCCGATCGCTCGCGGCGTGGTCAGCGACTTGCTGAAGAGCGCGTTGCCGCCGCTCAAGGCGTCGAAGATCCGCACCTCGTCGACTGTGCCCCATGAGCCGGATGGATCGGCGAACAGCTGCTCGGTGGCCAGCGACTTCGCGCGACCCGACGCGGCCGGGAAATTGGTCGCGTTGTTGGTCACAGACTTGCGGCTGTAGCTGTTGCCGCTCACCTCCACATTGCTCACGAATAGCCCGAGGTAGAGCGTGCCGGGCGGCGAAAACGCCGTCCCGTTGAGCAGGTGATCGAGCCACTTGTTCGCCAGGTACGTCGACAAGTCGCCCGTGAGGCTGACGAGTAGCCCGGTGGCGGCTTCGAGGTAAGGTGCGTCACCGCTGACGATCGCTTGGGCTGTAGCGAGAACGTCGTAAACGAGCAGGTTGCCGGCGCTCGATGCGTCCCAGAGGCCACCGTCCGTTACCGTGCCCCACGATCCTGACGCCGTGGCGAACGTTTGGCGCACCGCGAGCGCGATCGCTCCTGCTGATGCTGCGGGAAAGTTCGTTGTGTTCAGGGTGGTCGACTTGCGACTGTAGTTGTTTCCGCTGACCTCCGTGCCGCCGCCAGAGCCGTTCAGCGTTGCGGTGTGCAAGGAGTTGTAGCCGGTCGCTGGTGACGTGAAAGCGGCGGCGCCAAGAGTCAGGTCAAGCAGCTTGTGGGCCGCGTAGTCGGAGAAATTTCCCATGCGTCAACTCACGGGAGCGGGGCAGCCAACAGGATCGCGAGCGCAGCCAATCGGTCCGCTGCGAGCAGTGGGAGGAAACTCGCTAGCTCCTGCAACTGCGCTTCAGATGGATCCAGGTCGACACTGGCCACAGCTGTGCCGGGGCCCGGGATCGACGCGAAGCTGATCTGAATCTGAGGCATGCCATCTGCTTCGGAATACGATGCCGTGCACGGGATGAGCAGCGGCAACAGCGATAGCTTCGTTTCCATTTGTTCTTTGGTCATGGCGATTTCTTTCCCACGCACGCGCCGACGGTTCGGTCGCCCGGTGAATTCCGGGTCGTTGGGTTTGCGCGGCCGGTTAGGCCCGAGTCAGGTTGTCAGTTGCGTTAGAGGGAGTATTCGGCGAACACGAGGCGAATCTGAATGTTGGCCCGCGACGAGCCGGCGCCCTGCTTGCTCGCGCGCACCGCGATGTGGTCGCCCGCGATGAAAACACCGTCGGCATCGGTGCCGTCGACCTGCAGACTGACTTCCTCCCAGGCGGCACGGTTCGCGTTGTCGTAGGGCGTGTCGGTGCCGATGGCTGAGCTCGTAACCCCAGCGCGAATGCGACGCATCGACAGCGAGGTGTAGTTCGTTCCGCTGGTTCCGGTGATGGCGCCCAGGCTGGTCGCGTAGGCCGCGAGCAGACGAAGGCCGCCCTCCTTGACGAGCTTCACCTTGATGTCGTTGGTGGCGGTCGTCGTGTCGATCGAGATCGTGGTCTCGTAGGTCTTCTGACCCTGAAACTCAGGGCTGGATGCAACCGACATGGGCGTCCCGCCGCTGCTCAGCCGGTGGCCGCCGAGGTCCCGAAGGCGGGTGTAGCCGGTGGCGCCAGTGGCGGAGTCATTGCTGATGCTCACATCGACTGGCACTACGGGAGCCAGGTCGCCGCCTTTGATACGCAGGTTCTTGTACGTGAACACACCGGGCTTTGCCGCCAAGCGCTCGGCGCGTAAGCCGCAATTCGAGTTAGACGTGGCGTCCTCGATGGAGTTGTACCCGTCGATGTTCGCCTCGAGTTCAAGATCGGTCGGTGCCAGCACCAGGATACCGCCGCGCTCAGAGCCGCGGATGGTTGCGCGGACGCGACCACTCAGCTTGCTCTCGTTCAACACCGTGGCCCCGCCCACATGCTCGGACCGGAGGATGAGAGCGAAGTTGTTGTTGTTCGCGCTGGCCGCTTCCCCGTCCAGGTTCGTGTAATCGAGCGCGATGTCGGTCGTCAAATTTTCGCACTCGAAAACAACGACCGGATCGGAATCTTCAAACGCCACGTCGAGCGTGATGTCTGTTGCGATCCCTGTTCCGTTCCAGTAGCCGGCGCCAAAGGTGTCGTCTCGACGGTTACTCACCTGACCCGCGCGCGTGCGCGAACTGTGAATATTCTTGCCGCGCGCGACGATCTTGACGCGCTTTGGGTGGACGGGGGCCACAGCGTTCGTGGCAGTCGGGAACTTTGTCACCCAGTCCGCGAAGGTCGGGTGGCAGTCCGGCTTTGTGTAGACGTTGAAGGCTTGACCAATGTTCTCGCAAAAGAGCTCGAAGTAGCCGTCCGTTACACCAGCGATGTCGGCGCATTGCTGCTCGTTGCCCGTGCCGTTGATCATGCTGAAAAAGCACTTAACGCGCTGGCACGGCTGATCGATATCGAATCCCTCGTGGGTACCTTCTGCGCGCCCGCGGATCTCGACGTCGGAGCAGTAGTTCAGGTAGACAGCCTGTGAGATATCGCGCGCATCGAGGCCCGTGAGCTTGACGCGCTTGCAGTTCATCACCTTGGCGATGCGTCCCGTTGCGCCGGCGGTTCCGGCGGTGCGCACGCAAAGCACATCGCGCACCTCGAGATCGTCGACCCCAACTGCAACGATGCCAACGAGATTGGTGTGGTCCGACGTCCAGTAGACCGTCGTGAAGTCCATTCGGAGCCCCAGGAGCTTGACGCTCTTCAAGGTGCCGACCGTCATGTTGAGGGCGGTGCCGAACAAGGCGTAGTACCAGCTCGAGTCGGCGCCCGCTGGCGGGACGGCCACGATCTCGGCCTCATCAAAGATGATCGTGACTCCAGAAAGCAGATTGACGGCGATGTGCATCTGCGCCGTTGAGCCATACAGCGGCAAGTTCCACGACGACGATGCGCTCGGCTCGAGCCGGTATCGGCCGGGCGGCACGAGCACGACTTGCTGCGCTCCCGTCGCCACGTAGGCCGCGTTGGCGGCAACGATCGCGGCGTTAAAGGCGGCTCTGTTTGTCGCGCCGGTCGCCGCGGTAGAAGCGCCATAATAGACAACATTGAAGTCGGTCCGCTGAATCTCAGCGATGCTGCGCGCGCTCTGGGCGATGAGCTTGCCGCTGGTGCCGCTCATCAAAGCGATGCGCCCCGACACCGACGAAGCGGGGCCGGACATGTCGCCCGTTCCTGGAAGGCCTTCGTTGTAGCGCCGCACCAGCGCCTTGATCGCGCGAGTCCACGAACGCTTCAGGATCGAAGTGCTGGCCTCCTCGAATTCGTCCTCTTCTTCGAAGAAGACATCTTCGACACCCGTAGGGAACGGAATCTCAAGGTTCGTATGCTTGTAGTAAAGGTCGCTGGCGATCGCGCCATTGCGGCGACGGTCGTTGACCTCGACGTCGAACGCATACTTTCCGGCCTGCTCAGCGTAGAGCGCCGCTGGCAGCGTGAAGGGAGGCGCGTCGGCGCCATTGGTCGTTACCGCGACGTACCTACCGTTTTCGTTCGTCCAGCCTGCGGGGCAGGCGAACCCCTCCGGGTAGTCCCGAATACGGTACTTGGCCTTTTTGACACCACTGGTGCTGGCGAGCTTGAGCACGACAACATCGTCATGCGCAGCGGTGACTTTGCCGCTCTGCGGCGGACCACCGTCCAGCGTGATCAGGAGTTGTACGTTTGCAGGAGTAGACATTGCGAGTCCGAACAGCGGTGGCGGAAACCTTGCAGGACCACTAGGGAGCTGGGATCGCGTCGATGAGCGGCAGAAAGACGTGCGCGGCAAGGTTGACGCGCCGTTTTCCTTTGCGGATGCGGGTTCCTCCCTTTCCGTCGTCGACCTCCTCTTCGAAGGCGACGACAGCCTCCGCCCAACCGCAGCGCGGCGCTTCCGCCAGCGCTTTGAGCACTCGCAGATCTTCCCGCTCGAGCGTCACCTGGTTCTTCTTGTCCGGGTTATCGATCGCGCTCTGCGTGCGGCGGTACATGCGGGCCGCCTCGGCGTTTTCGTTGTACTCGCGCGCGCGGCGCCCGAAGTGGGCCACCATGTCGCTAAGGGAGTACTCGTGACGCTCGTCGGGTCTGCCTGGCGTAGGGGCCGCGCCGAGCCTGATCGGTGCGGGAAGCTGGAATTGGATGACGTCTTCGGCCATGGTTCTGGTACTTTTTCAAGCCGCGGTGGCGGTTTTGGGCGCGTGCCGCTAGCGTTGCGGCGCATGAGTCGCGCTTCGTTGTCGGTGCAGCAGATGTGGTCGAACTTCCGCAGGAACACCCACAATCAGTGGGGAAAGGGGAAGGATTCGAGCGAGCCGGGCAGCGATCCCCATTGCGCGAGCGCGCGGCTGTACAAGTCCACGTTGCCGATGCGGCTTTCCGGCACGGCGCACACCATCAACCGCTCTGGTTCACTCTTCGCGATGGGCAGTTGCTTCGCTCGTGAGATCGAGAGGGTTTGCGCCGCGCGTGGGCTCGAAATCATGAGCCGCGTAGAGGGAGCCCACTCGATCGACGATTCGGGCGTACCCGAATCTGGACTTCTCAACCGCTACAACACTGCGTCGATGCTGCTCGAGTTTCGAAGGCTATTGGAGGGCTCGCATGTCGTGCCGGACGACGCCCTGCTGGTGGAGACCGGCGACGGGAAGTGGTTCGACGCCCACTACCACCAGGTTTTACCGGATGCGCCCGCGGCGGTGATAGAGAGGCGTCACCGCTTCTGGAGAGATCAGCAGGGCCTGCGAAGCGCAGATGTGATCGTCGTGACTCTGGGGCTCACGGAGGCTGGCTACGACCCGCACTCTGGGCTGTACCGAAATGTGTCGCCGACCGCTCGCGAGATGCGGCGACAGCACACGGTCGAGCTCCACGTGCTTTCGTTTGCCGAGACCCTCTCCCACCTGAACGCGATGCACTCTTTGATCCGCGAACACTGCAAACCGGGCGCGCTCTTTGTCGTGACCGTGTCGCCGATCCCGCTGACGTTCACCTACACCGACCGAGACGTCATCGAAGCGAACGCAGAGTCAAAGGCCACCCTGCGCGCTGCCGCGGGTGAGTTTTGCCGTGACCATGGTGACGTCGTCTATTTTCCGTCGTACGAGATGGCGACGCTGGCCGATCCGGCTACCGTTTGGCGAGGTGACAAGCGCCACGTCGAGAAGCCGTTCGTTCGCCACATCGTCGACCAGTTCGTGCGCCACTTTCTCGAGCGCGCGCCCAAGCCCGCGGAATCCGGGCGAGAACTCCACGCCGTTGACTCCCCCCTTGTGCAGCCGGCTGACCGTCTTTAGCCTGGGCCTCATGCTCAGAGTCTTGCTCGCGGGGCTGGTGTTGCTATCGGGGTGTGCCGCTGACGTGGCCGACGAACCAGTCTGCGAGGCGGGCAAGGTTGAAGTCTGCCCATGCGCGACCGGCGGCGAGGCCACGCAGACCTGCAAGTCGGACGGCTCCGGCTGGAGTGCGTGTCAGTGTGCGGTGGTCGATCAGGTCGCGTCGAGCCCCGATGTCTCGTGTCGCACGGAAGTGAAACCGGTGGACCTGGAGAGCGCCGCTGATCGCTGTCCGACGGGCAAGCGACAGTTCCTCTTGTGCGATGTGCCGATTGTGCAATCGGGTATCTGCTACCGAGACGACAGGCTCGTGATGTACTGCTGTGATGCTGGCTAGGGGATGCCGCCGCGCTGCCACACCCAGGAGCCGCCGATCCGCTCAGCGTAGCCCCATGGCAGCGTGGCACCAGCCAGCGTGTCCAGGTTGTTGCCACCCGGGTCCTTCACGGTGAGAAGAAACGACGTGTCACGGCTGCGAAAGTTGATTCGCATCCCATCCGTGGCGCCAGTGTCGTCGATTGTGACGCTCCGGGCAGCAGTGAAAACGCCGTTGGGTAAGATGAACGAATCTACTTGCGCTCCGAGGCAGGTTTGATTCGCGTCAGTCGCGACGAGCTGTTGTCGCCAACGGAGCTTACCCTCGTTGCCGAAGCTAACTGGCTTACGGATCGTGGTGGTCCCTAGCACTTCGACGATTCCGCTCGCGCCGCCCAAGTAGCAGTTGCCGTCAGCGTCCAGAGAGCCAGCCACGTACAGGCCACCGCCCACCGTAAGGCTACCCGTCAGCGCGATGTCGCCTCCAACGTCGAGGTTGCCGCCCACGTCAACGTCTTGCTCGAAAGTCCAGTCGGCTTCGGCAATCACGAGATCGGCAAACGTGACCTCGCGCGCGAACGTGCTGGGCCCCAAGAACGATGTCGTAGCCTCGGTCGTGAAAACGTCGGTGTCGTCTACGCCGACCGTGAGGTCGCCGACCATGATCGCGTTGCCGGACACCTGTAGGTCGCCGCCCACGCTCAAATCGTTACCAACCTCGAGGTTGTCGCCAAGGATCAGGTCAGCGCCGCCGAACTCCAGATCCTCAACAAGGATATATGCTCCGCCGCGCCCGTCGACCGCCTCAGCAAGGTTAGCGTCGAAGTGCTCGAAGTCGGCACCAGAAACCGCGACGATATCGAGCCAGAGTCCGGGGTTGCGCCTGCGAGCGATCGTCACGGCAGTGCCCCGATCGTGGTGATACCAGGCAGGCTAACGCCGGCTAGGAATGGCCCGGACCCGTCCGTAACCGACCATGTGCTGATGCTGCGCACCAAGCGGTGCGCCGCCTTGTGGAGGCGGCGGCGTTTCTTGGCATCTGCGGCAGCTGTTGCGGACATGACGAAAAGGTTGTGGCGCCGGCTCGTCGCCTGATTGGGTTGTCGCCCCGTGGCGAGCAGCACACCCTTGGTATGCGGACGGGTAAAGGTTGCCGTGATGACGATATTGCCGCCTGCAGAACTCACGCTGTCGATCTCGACTGCCTCAACCCGAGCGTAGTTGCCGGAGTCGATCACAAACCGACGCCCGGCCCTGACGCTACCGATCTCACCGGCCACGAGCTCGCAACGCACATCGACGGGCGCGTGGTTGTGAATGACCGAATCGAGCGCCTGCAGGACTGCGCGCGGCGAGCCGGGGCGGTCGTAAACACCCGTGTCGGGCGGATTCTCGGGCCACACCACAGCATCGGCCGGCGGTGTGGTGACGTACGCAACGAAGTCAGCGCCGAAGAGCTCACCGAGCACCGCCTCGACGTTCGATCGGTTGCCGCCGCGCGCGATGCGGCTCGCAACCACCACTTCGGCGCGCCGCTGCGCGATGGTTGCGCCCCGGTCAGGAACGATGCCGAGTTCGCGCTCGAGCACCGGCAGACCCTCCAGCGCGCGGCGCGGGTCCCATTGGTGACCGAGTCGCTCGATCTCGTACTTGCAGCGCCCAAGCGCCATCGCCCAGGCATAGAGCCTGGCGGCTACGAGGCTGTCAAAGTCGTCGGAGTAGTTGGCGCCGCTACCCAGCGACTTCACCATCTCGCGGTAGAACTGCTCACCGTGCGAAGGGCGTGACGAGAAGCGGAGCGCTCCGAATGGCGTGAAGGCGGAGAAAACCGGCATGGTCGCCTAGTTCAGCTCGATCGTGAACGGGATGTCCGCGGCGGCGCCGCCCGAGAACATGCGGACGCGTATGCCGTTAGTGATCTCTTCGACGTGGCCGTCAATCGATGCGCTCGAGCTCGACAACGGCGTCAGGCCCGACGGCGATAGCGTGGGTGTCGGGAACGTGTTCGCTGGCCACGTGATACTGACGTCGCCGGTCCCGTTGTCAGTCGGGGTCCCGAACGTCGAGAGCGCAACGTTGCCGCTCAGCGCGGCCACGCGCGCGATGTACGGCGCCCCAGCGTTGTAGCGAACCTCGAGCTTGCACGCTGGCGCGGTCCGCGAGAGTGCCGCCACGACCTTGACGAGCTGGTTCCAGCCTGCTGACGTCGGGTGCTCGGTCTCATCCGGCGGAAAGATAGCGTCGTCGACCTTCTCGTCGCCGCCGAGGTCATCCGTGGAAGGCCTACGCGGTACGACGGTGCCGGTCTCATCGGTTCCGCCATCAAATACGAGGAAGTCGGGGGCGCTCATGGCTCAGATGGTTTTCGGAAAAACGCTCAACCAGCGGAGTTGCAGGAGCCGACTGAGCACGCCCGGAGTTCCCACCGAAGGTGTCACGCCGTCACCCTCCAGGACGTCAACGTCCTCGACCTCAGGCGAGGTGATCGCATCAATCAAGCCTCGTGTCGTGATCCGGTGCGGCCAGAACGCTGGTGGCTGCGGCTGTCGACGCTGTCGCGTGCCCTCGTCGTAGAAGGTCGAGACCTGTTCACCGGGCCCCAGCGTGTCGAAGTAGGCCAGCACCCCGGCTACGGGCGCGTCGAGTGAATCCGACCACGGGCAGGCGCGTTGCCCGACAACAGGCGCGTAGCTGGCGTCGCTGGCGTTGTTGGTGGTGTCGCAGGTGATGACCCAGGGCCCCGTGCCGGCCACGTTCAGGATCCGCTTGTGTCGAAAGGTAAAGTTGGGCGAGTCGTAGAAGCCGATGGTTTGCCCGACCACGGGCTGCTGCGCGCCCGTGTAGATGCCATTGGACGTGCCAAGCGTAAAAGACGTTGGGCTCGTGGCGGCCGTCACCCTGACGGCGCCTGGCCCACTCGATGGCGCAACGGCGTAGTAGCGCGGCCATGGTGCGAGATCTGCCCAGCCGTTGACGAAGTCCATTTCGTAGACGACGTCGGCGTTCTCACTGGCGACCAAGCCAAACATCGCGCCGTCGTCGCCGGGGAACTGTCCGACAACGTGCGCCTCAACGAGGCCTACCTGTGTGCTGTTGGGAACGCGGGAACCGCCTGGGTGCTCCGGAAGCATCGTGAAGACCAGGCACGTTGTGCCCGAGCCCAAGATCCCCGGGTACGTGAACGACTTCTGCATCGCCACGCCAGGCGTCTTCTCGGCTTCCAATTGATACTCGGCGTCGTTGCCAGAGGCGGCGCGTGTCTGGATCTCGTTCTTGATGCGCGAGTAGAACTCGGCGTCGTTCTCCTTGTCGCGTCCTCCGCTTAGGCCACCCGAGGCCACGAGAGCGTAGTCGCTGCAACCGGACCGCGGAGACGTCCACTTGAGCTGTGTGCCCGCTGGCAGATTCGTCGCGGGGCCGGTGTCTTTGCCGACTATGCTCACGGGGTCACCGGGGACGTAGTGGTCAGTCGTCAGCACGCTGTACCGCACGCCCGATGCCTCGTGCTTGATCTCGTCGTCGGCTGCGATGGTGGCGCCACCGGCGCCGCCCGCAAAGATGACGGCCCCAGAAGCCCCAAACTCCTCCCGGCGCGGCTCGACTCCATGGCGTGCCGCCCATGCGTCGAGCGCTTCGCCGCGGGCGTTCTCGAGAACCGTCTGGTCGTTGTTGATGCGCGCCGCAGCGTAGAGCGGCATCAGCATGTCAGCGAGCATGCGCGCGTCGGTATCGACCGGGGAGTTGTCGCCCGTGTCCGCGTCGGGCACGCGCACGAGATAGCTGCGCTTGATCTTCTCGATCTCGCGATCCCGCGTCGTGGTCGGGATGGGCGCGGGGAGCTGGTCGACGGTGGGCATGTCAGGTGGAGGGCACGAACTGCCGCTTGCCTGTCTTCAGGTTCACGTAGTGGTAGCGGTAGGCGGTTCGAGTCGGCACGGAGCGATCGAACTCGATTCCACGGTCAGCGATCTCGCCGGAGGCGAGCATGTCACCGAGCGCCTGGTTGACGTCGTCGCGGACCTCGGCTTCGAGCGTAGACGGGTTGACGTAGAATCTGTTGCCCGACTCGTTTCCCGTGCCCGGCGCCGAGCGCACCGAGCGCGCACGGATTCTCAGCCGATGAAATACCTTGGCATCGATCGGGTGCTCGCCAACGAGTCGACCAGCGTCGTCCCGCACGTAATCGAGGGTCGCGCCATCGACCTTGTAGGCAGCGATCTTGGTGAGTCGGCGCTCCTCGGTCGTCGTAGGCGCATCGAAGCCGGCTGGAGTTGTGCCAGCACCTGAGGATCCGAAACCCATGTCATTCTCGGGGGCAGTCGAAGCTTCTCGCGTCGAGGTAGGCCTGAATCGTCGCCATCGCAGCCTTGATGATCCCCGCCGTCGCTGCGTTCGCGGTGAATGGCGGAAGCGGGATTGGCGGTGTCGGTATTTCGAACGCGAGTTGCTTGCAGCACCACGCAGCCTGAAAGCCCGGGTCGGGAGTCGTTGGCGGCGTGAGCGTGAGCGGGAAGATCGAAGGCGGCTCAGGCAGAGTCGGTGCTGGAATGCAGGCCATTGTCAGGTGACCGTGGTGCTCGAAGGGACCGCTGCCGCAGAAGCGGCGCACGCGGCGGCCGCTGGAACGACGAAGCCGCCAGCTGTTGTCACGAGACCCGCCGCCGCGGTCTTCGCTGGCTCGGTGAGACCGGGCGGAATCGCCACGAGCGCGGCCTGAATCGCACTGAGCGCGGAGCCGATCGCAGCAAGCGCCGCGATGACCGGCGTGGACTTCGCGGCTGAATCCGGGACACCGCCCGCCGCGCCGATGGTTGTCAGCGCGGCGTCAATCTCGACCGATGCCGCGCCGATCTTGAAGTAGCTGCCGATCAGGTCCGTGAGCGGGTCGGGTAGACCGCCGATCGCTCCGGCTTCCATGCGTGCCCCACTACTGTGGAGCATGTGAAAGCCTTCGTCGTCGAACGTGAGTTTTCCCCAGGGCGCAACGAGAACGAAGCCATCGGGGCGAACCTGAAAGAAAACGCTCTTGCCGTCGAGCGTACCATCGGTCGTCGTGAAGACGCTGACCGAGCCGTCTGCATGGCAGCGGGCAAAGTTGCCAGCAGGGCCATACATCATGGCCTCGCCCTTCTTTAGGATCGGGAGCTTCGCGAGATTGCGCGGATCCCCGAGCGGGACGATGAAGCGCTCGATGCCATCCTTGCCGATGAGGGCCAGGCCGCCCGAGCCCTCGATGATTTTTCCGTCGCTGTCAGTGTCTGGATCGAGAGCTCGCGCGGTGAAACCCAGCGTGTGGTGCAGCTGCTTGCTGCCGACGCGCGGCGCCTCGCCCAGGCCGTCAGGCTGCGCGCGAAGCACGTCCCGGTCGTCGTACTCGGTGAACTGGATCTGCCCCAGCTCGAAGGTGATGCCGACGTAGCCGCCCATCACTGACGCCTGCGAAGGCCCTTGTCCACCACGAAGCCCGTGCCTCCGGTTGGAACCTGCCCTCGATTTGAAAAGCTGGGATCGTCGTCGAGGTGCACGCCGCGCAGTGTCGGGAGTCCGCCCCAGTTCGGATCCTTGACCCATTGGGGCCGGAACACTTCGGTGCGTCCGATCCGCACGAGGCCCCTTTTGCTCGCCGTGCGCGGTGGGTTGAGGAGGTCTTCTTCGCCGAAGATCAGGTCTTCGCAACGCATCAGACTCACGCGCGTCTGCGTGCGGCCACGGACGTCTTTCGAGTATTTGCAGTCGTCGACGTACATCGGCCCATCGATCCCAAGCTCGTCGTCAACGACATGCATCACCGTGTCGGGTTGCCAGACGAGGCGACCGCTGCCAGTGATCGACTGAAACGTGTGTCCCGAGACGGTGTACACGAGGCGGAAGCCATTGCGGCGGCTGTCGGCCAGCTGCCGGAGTGCCAAGAAGTCTGCCTGCTCTGGCGTCTTGACCTTGTCGTCCCGGTAGGTTTTGACCTTCTGCCGCTTGCCACCGTTCGCGCGGTCCGCCTCGAGCGGGTTCAGCAGCGCGATCATCTCTTGGTCGAGGCGCTTGCTCTTGGCGGTACCGCGACCGTCGGCGCCTGATCCCTTGCGACCGAGCACCTGTACGGCGGTGTAGCGCGGCTTCGCCGACCGCATGAAGTCCGGCTGTCCCAGGATCGTGACCTCACCGGACTCACCGTTTCCACTCCGGCGACGAAGGACCCGACCAAGCGGCGACTGCTTGCCGTTCGGTTGCGCCAGCACGAAGCCGCCGAAAACGTCGGCCCACAGGAACAACCCGCCGCGCCGGTATTGCGGGATAAGGATGTCCCACCAGGTCGAGCCTGCCTCGAGCTCGAGCGATTTGTGCACCAGGCGCGTGCGAGTCTCGACGGTCTGAGCGATCTCGCTGTCGGTCTCCTCGGTGTTTGGCTTCACCGTTTCGGTGATTTTGAACTTTCCGGTGATGGCCTTCCGGTTGGCCAAGTTGTCGCTGACGAGCGAGACGTCGCCGAGACCGACGCGCTTCATCGCTAGCTCGGTCAGCTCGGCAAAGGTGACGTCCTTGACCTCTTCGTCGTTTTCGACTTCGCAGTCGACGATGTACTTGAGCCGGTCGCGACCATCGATCTTGAGCTCCGTGCCATCGCCGCCGGCTCCCGTGAGCTCGTCGATGTCGCCCACCATGACCTGCACATCGTTGACGTACAGCTCGAAGGGCGTGAACTCGCAATAGTTGTGCAGCAGCTCCGTCAGCAGGCCGTTGTGGCCGACCTGCATGTCGAACTGCGATGGGACATCGAAGACGCCCGCGGCTGCGCTGTACCGCGAGGCGATCGGGCAGTCCTTCCCGTCGACCACCAGACGGAATCGGTCCTCGTTGACGGCGTGCCCCACGGATCACGCCGCGAGCAGGCCCGCGTCCTCGAAATAGATGACTTTTTCACCCGCTGGCACGGCAAACGGGTCAGAAAACCGGTTGTTCATCATGATTTCGGGGGCCCGTTCGCTGCTCCCGTAGATGGCGGTCGCGATGTCCGAGACGCTCATCTGTCGCGGCGTCGTGTACGAGCGCGGGCCGCGTGGGCTATCGGCAAGATTCGTGGCCATCCTGACGGCCGCGTTCCACATCTCGAGGAACGCATCGAGCGCTTCGAAGTTCGCGGGGTCCTTCAGTGATTCGAGCTGCTTATCGGCTTGGTCGAACAACGAAGTTAGCGTCTGCAGCTTCACGGACAGCAGTCCACCGTAAAGATCCGCCTGATCTTTGATGGCCAAAATGCTGTTCGCGCTGCTCACGATGCCATCGAATAGCGACTGATCCTCAGGTGGAGGATTCAGGCTCGCCAGCACCGTCGCGAGGTTGCCCGTCGTCGTGGCCAGCGACTGCTGCTGTGTCTGGACAAGCGCGAGCTGCAGAAACTTCTGGGTCTGATCCTCTTTGAAGCTCAGCTTGATGGTCTCGCCTGAGCGGACCTTAGCGATCTCAATGTTCTGGTCCCAGTCGGGCTGAAAGGCCGGCAGTGTTCCGATGGTGGGCACCACGAGCGGCCCGGTCGTACCGGCTTCGTACAGCGCGCGCAGCGCCTGGACGCCGTTAGGCCAGAGCTGCCCGTAGCCGCGGATGTTCGTGTCGAACACCGCCTGCATCTCGATGCTGTAGACGGAGCGCTCGAGCTTCTCGATGACGGCGCCGGGCACGCGCAGATACTCGTGGTCGGCGTGCCGATATTTGCCCTTGATCGAGATGGTCTTCACCGGGAAGGCGATCCCATTGAAGCTCGCGCGCTGTGCGCTATCGAAGGCGGGCATGACTACTGCGACCCGCGCCCGTCACCAGGTGCAGCTCCGTCACCAACAGGCGGCTTGGACTCACGGATTGCGTCCCTGATCTCGGCCAGTAGTGCCTTGGAGTTTTGGAGCTCGACGATGTTCTGTCGCAACTGCTCGGCCACGGCCTTGTCAGAATTGCGCACGACGTCGCCTTGCCCGAAGGTGACGAGCGCGCCGCGCGCCATCTGGTCGAGGTACTTGTCGATGCCGGTGAAATTCTCACTGTCGGCGACCTTCTGCGCGCCCTCCTTGCGCAGCTGCACCTGCTTTTCAGCAAGCTTTTCGGCCTTGGCCATGTCGCCAGCGGCCATCGCTTGCTGGATCTGCTTGGTTAGGTCGTCGGCGCGCGCGGACTTGTCGATGCCCTCCGAGAAGTCCTTGCCGGACTGGTCGTACATCTTCTCGGCGTAGAGTTGCGCCACCGTAATGACGGACGCTGCGATCGAGGCGATCGTAAAGGCCCCGCCGAGAGCGCTGGCGATGTTTCCCACGTTGCTAGCGCGTGAGTTGTTGGCTCCAAGAATGACGCGCTCAATGCCAGCCCGGAAAGCGGACTCGAGTCCGGCGCGCGCGATGGAAACACTGATGGCGCCGGCGATTGCGGACTTGGGGTTCTGGACCATCCAAGTCGCCACAGCGCCCGCGACCTTAGCGAACTTGAGAATCCCGTCGCTCGCGTCCTCGAGGGAGGGCAGTAGCTCAGACATCGTCTGGTCGGCCACGCTGTCCCAGGCGTTCTGGAAGCGGGCCGCGCGCGATTTGGTGGTGGCAGCAGCGCGAGCGGCCGAGTCCTTGACCTCGTCCTTCGACATCTGCGCCTTGAGCATGCGCTCGAGTTGCTTGTCGACGGCTGCAATACCGCCAGCGCCACCGCCGGCGCCCGTGAACGTCTTGGTGAGACCCGTGATCGTGCGGGCGCCGACGACGTCCATGAAGATCTTGTTCATCTTGATCTGGTCGCCCTTGGTGGCGAGCAGAGCATCCTTGATGAGATCGAGCGGGCCGCGCAGGAACTGATTGCTCTTGTCCGTGAAGGCGCTCTTGCCGACGATCGCCTGGAACTCCTTGTTGCGTGCGCTCTTCTTGAACGTGTTGGCGAAGCCGCCCATCGAGCGGGCCGCCTCCGCGGCGCTCGGTGCTCCGCCCTCGGCTCTAGCGATCTGCGCCAGCGCACCGAACGTCGAGATATTCGACGCGCGGTCGCCACTGAAGTTGGACGCTGCGGCCGCGATGCGCGCCATGTGCGTCGCCATGTCGGAGATCTCGACGGCGCCGAGCTTGCCTTGCCCGGCGATGGTGCGCATGACCGAGTCGATTGCCTCGGCCTTGTTCGGGATTTCGCCCAGGCCGTTCGAGACGTTGGCAGTAGCCGCAGCCATGTCGGTCAGGTTGGTGCCCGTCGCCTTGGCCAGAGCGGCCATCTGGGCGAGGTTCTGACGGCCCGTCTCGAGGTCGCCCGCGATCTTCTGGTACTGGACGAGGCCACCGATCACGTCCCCGGCGTCCATGCCGTAGGTGCCGGCCACTGAGCGCGCTTGGGCCACGAGTTCGCGGGGATCGACGCGCTTTCCGTTCGCTCCCGTGGCTCCTGCCTGGTAGCCTGAGTTGCTGAGGTCTTGGGCGGTCTGCTCGAGGTCGACGACGCGTCCGACGGCGCCGGCGATGCTGAAGTCGATACCCGCGCCCTGCGCAACGCCACCGAGCGCGCGCAGCGCCATCGGGCCGAGCGGCGCCTCCGGCATCAGAAAGCGGCTGGCGCGGTGGCTGGTGCGGCGCGCGAAGCTCTCCCCTTGGCGAGCCGAGACCCGCTGTGCCTGGCGGTCTGCCGCCTCGCGCTTGCGCTGTGCCTGTGAGAGCGAGCGTTCGAGCGCCCGCCACGTCTTGTCGATCTCCCGCCGCTCGGCAGCGTGAGCGCGCGCCGTGGCGCGCTCTTGGACCTTGGCAGCGCGCTCGGCCGCCGCCTCTTGGGCCCGGTACTGCTGGAAGAGACCGCGGGAGCGCTGCCGGTCGAGGGTCTCGGCGACCTTGTTGAGCCGCTCCTGTGCCTTGAGCTGGCGCTTCGCCTCTTGGTCGGCAACGCTGGCAGTTTCTCGCTTCTGGCGCTGCATGGCCTTTTCGGCCTGCCCAGCCTTCTGGACGGCGGACTGGAAGGCCCTATCCACGCTGGCCTCGAGGCTGGCGCCGATTCTGATGCGGATGGGGCTGGCCACGGGTCCGGGGGAGGCTTACGGTGGGGGGAGTGCTGAAACGACTACTGGCGCGCCTGGGCTACGAGCCCCGCAGACCGGTCGAGCCAGAGGTGGCGCGCTACCTGCAGCGGCTGGCCGAGCAGCTCAACGACAAGGCCGCCCGCTTCCGGACGGTGGTCTCGCGCGCCGTCCTGCTCGAGCAGCGCATTGAGCGCCTGGAGCGCGACTCACGTGTCTGGGAGATGCGGTCGGCGGCACCAGCAGCGCTCCGCGATCCGGAGCTCGCTGCGGACGTGGCCAGGATCTGCGGCCGCATGGAGGGTCAGTTGCAGGAGGCGCGGGCCGAGTTGGTGCTGCTCCACGCTGACGAGCTGCACTTGCGATCGCTGCTCACCGATGGTCGCGCCAAGTTCGCTGTGCTGCACGAGCGAGCCCGTGCGCTCGGCTTCGACGTGAGCTCCTGCCTGCTCTACATCGACCTGACTCGACCCGAGCAGGTTGCCGACGAGACTCTGCTAACTGACGACGGGAGCGACTTCGTTGCCCGTGTCGTTGATGCCGGCGGCGTCCACTGAATCTTCATCCACGAGCTGATCGAGCTCACCAACAACGTGCCCGATCATGCGCCGCAATGGCATCGGCAGTCTTTTCGGGTCGACGAGCCTGACGAGGTGAGCGAGCTTGTCGAGTTCCGGACGATCGGCGGCAATTCCGATGGGGCTCGAGTTGATTTCGTAGCTGTCGATGGCTTCGAACACGAGCGCGGCGCCGCGCGACGTGAAGGCATCGCTGACGTCCGACTCGGGGAAGGGCATCAGGTCGAATGGTTTCTTGACGTCATTGGGGTCACAGAGCGCGAGCGCCACCACCTGACGAATCAGGGCGTCGTTGAAGCTGTCGATCCAATTCGGCCCGCGTTGCGGATGCACCTGGTCGGCAAGCTCCTCGGCCGTGAGCCTCGCCTTGGTCTTTTCGCTGTCGGCGAGCAGACGCAGCCCCACGCAGACCGGAGTCGTTGGCTTTTTCGACCACTCGTCGGCAAAGCACCAGGGCTGAAGGACAAGCGTCGCCCCGGGTGCTCGCGCCTTGGCGACAGCTCTCTCGAACGTCGTCACGGATCCTCGCTACCGGTCGTCGTCGTCGCCAATGGCTCCGATGAGGCCGGGCTTACCGGACTTTCGCTCTCGCTCCCGCCATTGTCGGAACTCGTGCCGCCCCCAGAGGAAGACTGCAACTTGTCCACGAGTGAGCTCGATAGCAGGACGCATATAGAGTGCAGCGAGCTCTTGAGAGCACTGGGCCGCAATCGCGAGAAAGGGCCGTCGGGCGCATTTTCCGGGCGCGCCGCCTCCTCTGCCACCATGGCGACGAGTTCGCCGATGGTCTTAGCGGGTCCGCGTGGACTGCATTCGTCCTGCCAGATCCGGTGTTGCTCGTACAGGTAAGCGAGGTTGTCGCCGCACATGCCAGGGTGCGTGCGAACAGTTTCGGCGCCGCCAACGAAAAAAGGCTCGGCACGATCCGGACTGTCGACGTCGACCGCCGCGAGCGCCACCGTGTGGATCATCTCGTGCAGTCGACACAGCGGATGCGTGTCGAGCCATTGGGTGACACCCGCTTTCGCGGCGTCAGCCATCGCCTTTTCGTAAACGTCACCGATCTCAGCCGGCGTGAGCACGCGCAAGCCCACCATCATGGTGTGCTCGTCGGTCTCCTCGCCGAACTGGAGGGGCGGGGCATCAGCCAAGCGGAACGGCACGGCCTTCACGGCGCGCGTTCCCTTGATGATGTTCTGCAGTTTGCCCATGGTGCGTTTCGCTCGTCAGAACGAAGCCCACCGCGGCGCGCCGCAGCTTCATGGACGCCTTCCCGGCGCCGCTTCTATTGGAATGCTGTCGCTACCCTCAGCCGACCAACTTCGGCTTGCCGCCCTGCCAATTGAAGCTGGCCGTCTGCTTGCCAGATGCGACCTCGCCGGAGACCTCGACCTCGACCGGGCGCATGTCGTCGATCACGTGGATCTTGCCGCCGATGTAGCCGAGGCTGATGGAGGCATTCTGCTGGTTGATCAAGTCCTCGATCATCGGAGCATCGAAGCCCGGCAGCGGGGAGATGTTGTCGGCCTGGAGCTTGGTCGTGATCTGGCCGTCGGTGTTGAAGGCGCCGGCGTCCGCGAGCTCCTGACCCGACCCGTTGGTGATCGTGTACTTGAAGCCCTGAAGGGTGCCGATGCGCTTGTTGGACGTGCCGTAGAAGATCGAGCCCGGCTTGACGCGAGGGTTTGCCATCTGCGTTGTTCCTCACGCCGCCGTCTGGCGAACGATGATCCCGAGTTGGTGGTTTTGCGGTTTGACGACGGGCGGGACGAGCGACATGACGCGCTTCGCGTCCGGATCCCACTCGGCCTGAGGGAGATTGCTGTCGACGTCGGTGACCCAGTTGTACCGTTCGGTTGCGCGCTCGCGCATGTACGCCTCGGCCTGGCCCTTCCACAGGTTCGGCGTGAAGGTCCCCGCCGGCGGCAGGCCCTCCTCGGGATCGGGACCCGCGAACGGGTTGCCCGACTTCATGTCGCGGCCGAGCGCGACCAAATCCTTGCGGATGCGGATCGGCACCGAGACATCACCGGTGTCGTACGTCCGGTAGTCCGGCGTCGCGCCCTTGAGGCTTCGCGAGCAGATCGAGCGAACGATCTGCAGGTCGCCATCCACGGTGACGAGCGGTGTCAGGCTGTTGTTGAGCGCGCTCTTGAGCGTCGACCGGTTGGGCACATCGGCGTCACGGAACTGCGGCGCGGCGCCCGGGAGCACCATGTCATCGTAATTGGTGTTGGGCTGCGCGGCCTCCAGCACGCTGCGGAGCGCGGCCATGCGGGCCGCCACGCGGCTCGGGTGCTCGACGCCGTTTTGCACCCAGAGGCATTGCCCGAGTTGGTCGTTCATGGCCGTTTGGCCAATCGCGATCGCAGCGGTCAGGCCCCGGTGAGCGCAGGTGATGTATTGCTCGAGACGGCCCACGTCGAACGCGGCCTTCTCGTTGCACTTGGTCTCGACCTTGCCGAGGTTCGTGGCATCGTTGTGGGCCAGGCCAATGTAGTCGTTCGTGACGCTCTCCGTGGCGTCGAGCGCCGCATCGATGTCATCGGTGCCAGCGCCGCCCATGAAGGGCACGCCGCCATTCGCGAGCGCCGCTACGCCGCTGAACGTGTAGGTGTTGGCGAGCACGTAGGTGCCGGCGGGCGCGTTCATGGTGATGCCCGTGTGTCCCGGCAGGGCGAAGTTACCGCTCGGGAGCGTTGCCGGAGCGGTGGGCGTACCGCCATCCACGGTGAGCGTGTACTGCGCGGTGCCGCTGTTTGCTCCGCCCGTCGAGATGGTGAGGACGTACGTGTGGTCGGCAGTGTCCGTACCGGTGGCCGTCATCGCTGGGCCGGAGCCGGAGCCGGCTTTCACGACGTCGGAGAGTTGGTCGATCGTCACGGTCATGCCCGATGGCTTGAGCGACGTGTTGACGAAGCCGATGTGCTGATTGCCGCGAACACCGGCGTTGTACACGGTGAGGACGACACGACCAGCCGTATTGACGGCCGTGCAAAACAAGCGCCCGTCTTGGGCCTGGTTGACGGCGTCTTCGAAAGCGTCGCCGAACGTGGTCGGGGTATGGGAGGCCGCGACCGCCACGCGGATCACTTCCTCATCGAGCTGCAGCGCGATCTCGCCGCCCGTCGTCCACGTGCCACCGAAGTCGATCGTCCAGGTAGCGGCGGTGCCGCCCGTAACCTCATCGACTCCGACGATCATCAAAGTGACACCCGGGATGTCGAGCGCAGCGTGGGCCATGCGCGCGAGCTCGGAGCGCGCATCAGCGAGCGCGTCCACCTCTTCCGGCGTCGTGATCGGGTAGCGCTGCTCGAGTGTCATCGGGGCGCTTGCACCGGGGTTGCCGAACAGGACGCAATACAGCACAGCGGATCCGCTGCTCTGTTTTCCGGCGCCCCACTCGTTGCGAGCAACGACACCGGGGACGCGGTCGTCAGGCGTAAAGCCGGGAATGATGAAGGTCACTTCGCGGACTCCTGGTTCGGCTTCTTGGGCTTGGTCGACTTGGCGCTCGTGTCAGCCGGAGCGGCTTCTGAACGGCCTCCGAGCGGCGCATCGAGATCGAGCGACCGAAACTCGCCGTCCGCGGGGAGGTCGATGGCTCCGCGGCTCGCGCCGTCGGGCAGCGCGGGCGCCTCGAGCACGTTGCCTTGCGCGTCGGGCGACTGCGGGAGCAGATCGAGGCCCGGCGTTGCTGGCAACTCGGGCGCGGGTGCGTAGCGCGCGAACACCACCTTGGGATCGACGAAGCCCGCCAGCTTCGCCACGTGCGCCGTCTCTGCATCGGCGGGCAACAGCGCGCCTTCGCGCAGCCGGTCCTTGTAGTATTTCGTCGCCGGCAGCTCGATCGGGGCCTTCTCGGAGAGCTTCCTCGCAAGCTCCGGATCGGTGGACTGGATGCCCAGGTATTCGTACCGGGTGCGCTGAATCGGGCTGCGAAGCTCGTAGTCGCCGATATTCAGCGTCCCGACACGCCCCTGCTTGCTGAAGTCCTGCAGCACCTGTGTGCCGCTACGCGAAACGCGCGCGCCGACAAACGACGCGGGCCCGCCGCCATCGGCGTCCGGGTCACGGGGGCAGACGGCACACGGAACGCCGTCCTTATCCGTTGCGGCGAACGGATTCGGGAAAACTCGGAGTACTTGCATCGAGGTCCTGGTCAGTCGTCGCCAGGCCCAATGAGCGCCTGCTGGACGACGAGCGGTGGCGGATCGTCTTCGGTGACGTCGGTCGACGTCGTGAGATTCAGGAGCAGCGACGTTGGCTCCACGCCCACGCGCTGACCGTTGATGGTCGAACCGAATGCCGAGCCGTCAGTGGACGTGCTCTCTTGGATGGTCCAAGTCGCGAGATAGCCGGCGTACTGGTACTGCTCACCGGCAGCCGCGATCACGACCGGCACGCGCTTCGTGCCGCCGTAGTTCCAGCCGTCGATACCAGCGTGGCCCCAGACGTACGAGCCGTACGTTCGGGCCACGACGTTGTCCTGTTCGCCAGGCTTGATCCAGCAGGGGTCGCGCTCCTGTTGGAACGCGAGTGCCATCATCTTGCAGAAGGCGTTGAAAAACGGGGAGCGAGCCGCGAGCTTTTGCTCATCCGCCGGCGCCGCCACCCAAAGGATGTTCACCTGCGTGGCTGTCTGGACGTTGCCGTCCTGCAGGCGCGTTGGTTGCCCATCCCCATCACGCCAGAGCGCCAGAAGTGGAATGTCGCTGTCGCTGAAGTCGAGCTCTTCTGGGTCGTGGCCGACCGAGAGCTTCCGAACGAGCGGTTCACCCGGAGCGATCGAGCCCCACGCTTGCCCACAGTAGTGGTCCAGCATCGCTGCGAAGAAGGCACCCAGCACGTCCAATGCGGGGTCGAGGATCGGCGCGACCGCTGGCTGGTTGGGCCTGGTCGGACCGAACGCCGGCGGAGGCACCGGTAAGAGCAGTGCGCCGACGCGGTGAGACATGGATCAGGTCAGTACCCGTCAGCGACCGAGGGTTCGAAGCACCAGCAACGCGCCCAGGGTCCACCAGGTGATCAGTGGGACGTGCGTCGGACGCATCAGGAACGCGACGAATGCAAACTGCTTGCCGCGAAGCGCGCCTAAGATCCAGCAACCAACGAACCAGAATAGAAAGCACGCGAGGAGCAGGTACGAATAGGAGATCAGCACTAAGACTCCCAAAGTTTCCGCACCATCTCGAACGTGACGAGCTCGGTCTCGCGAGCGAGCACCGTCTCGGCGTACAGGGCCGCGGGATACATAAATGGCAGCGGCTGCGTGCCGGGGTGGTCGACGTACTTGGCGAAGACGATGACGCCGCCGACCCGGAAGCGAAGCGCGATGCCACGCCCGACGATGTGCTCGTGCGGCCCTTTGCCGGTGGCGCGACGGGTTTGGCCCTCGCGGACTGGACCGATCAAGCCATGCGCGGCTTTCGGGTAGATCTTGTGCGGCTTGGTCCCGTACTCGACGTACGCGCCGTACGGCGTGTAGTTGACGAGGTAGCCCCAGGAGCCGCCGTCGTCGGCCTGGCGGAGTTCAAACTTGAGCTCAGCAGGGCTTGTAAGCCGTCCCGTGCGCCGCTTGTGCGGGTGCTCGCTCCTCGCTCGGACCGCGGCCGCTTCGCCCGCTACCTGGACGGCGCGCTTCGTCCCGAGCGCCATGACGTGGCGCGTGCCGACGGCCTTGGTGCGAAAGTCGGAGGTGTCGAAGGTGTAGGTGAGGTGGGCGGACACGGTGCCGCCTAGAAATCGCCCCAGTTGTCCGACATCTTCGCCGGCAGACACGTCGGGTTGGCCGGGTTGCCGCTCGTGATGCGAACGCCGTGATTGGCAGCAGGCTCCGGGGCGGTCGTGATGCCGAGATTGGCGACGCCCTTGCGTAGCATCTCCAGATCCTTGTCGGCCTGTTTCATCATCTCGACCCAGTCGCCGCCCTTCAAAATCGAAGGACGGCGTTTCGTGGCCATGGCTTCGGCCACGTCGAGCGTGACCCTTACAAGCTCGTCGGAGGTATCCGCGTTCAACAGCGCGGCGTCGTAGACCAGTCCGAGCGCTCCGCGAACCTTGCCAGAGGCATCCTTTCGGATCTGCTCTTCGGAGAGCTTGTCCGCCGCGCCGTCGTTGTTGTCGTCAAAGACTCGCGTGAACTGCACTAGGCCGAGACGTGCTACAAGCTGCTGCTTGGTGATGATCGGCTCGGCCATGGCTCAGCTCACAAGATCTCGACGAGGCCGCGCTCCTCGAACTCCTCAGCGTCACGAGCCCGCAGACGAAACTCGTCACCCGCGAAGCGATGCTGCACGCGCAGCGGGTCGATCATGTCGACGACCGCGCGCACCTCCACCAGTCGCTCGTCTTCGGGTCGCACTGGCGCTGGCGGCGCGCCATTGCGCCCCTGAAGTGCCTTTCGGTCCTCCTCGAGCTGTAGGCGTGCCTTTTCGAGCGCTTCACGCTCTTTTGCGAGGTTTTCTCGCTCTTCTTCGACCTGTTTGCGGTCGTCTTCGAGCTTCGTGAGCGCTTCTCGTGCGGCCTCTGTGCCTGCAGACGGGTCCACAGGCGGCACAGGCAGTGGCGGCTCGAACGGATCTGCCGCCAGTGTGCCGATGGGCGTCTCCGTGGTGACGGTCCCGGGCGCCACCGGCGCTGGCGTGAGCGGCGCGAGCGGCTCTTCGGGCGGGGCAGGAGGCGGTTGCCCGCCGTGCCCCTGGCTCTTCTTGCTGCTCATGGCGCTACCGCTCAGGTGAGCACGTCGGTGATCAGGTAACCGGCGTCCTTGGACACGACCTTGTGGTCCTCGGACACCGAGACGCGACCGTAGATGCCGCCGCGCTTGCCGATGCTCGGGTCGGTCCACTCCGTGGTGAAGGGGTCGCCCTTCTCACGGAAGGTGACACCCCACTGCAGGGCTCGCGTGTTCGGGTTGCGGGCCACGCGCACGATGCCGAAGTTGTCCGACGTCCACAGCTTGCCGTAGCTCGCCGTCTGGCCTTCGTTCGCGGTGTCCTGGCGACCGTTTGCGATCACGATCTCGTCGAGGCCGAAGTACGCGGCAACGATGTCTTGCGTGACCAAGCCATCCCGGACGCCCGAGTAGAGCGCCTTGAGGGCGGGGTTGTTGATGATCGAGGCGTTCCAAACCTCGAGCGTCGTGAACCCGACGAGGCGCGTAGGAGCCGGACCGTTCCAGAGCGCAGCCTTCGCGGCCAGGATATCGGCTATGATGGAACCGCCGGTGTTGGCGGTGTCCCACTTCGTCGTGGCGTTCGCGGTCGTGAAGTTGCTGGAGGTCTGCGCGATCGCGGCGATGCGCATCTCGCGCCGGAAGGCCAACTGGCTGTTGATGAACTCGATCGTGTTCAGCATCTCGCGGAGCACGTTGTCCGCGTTCTGAACCATCTCCAGATCGAGGTAGCCCTTGAGGCCGTAGTCGCTCAGCGAGTAGTTGTCGTAGCTGAAGTTCTGCTCGACCTCGTTGGGACTCGACCGGAACCCGATGCGATCGTCCGGTGCCGCCAAGCGGTCGCGCTTCGAGAAAACCGCGAACTTGTCGCTCCGGTTGTCGACCGGTACCACCGGCATGATGCGCTCGCCGATGAACTCGTCGTTGGCGTAGGCCACCGAGAAGCTCGACAGCACCTTGTCGACGTGCACATTGGCCGGCGTGAGCGCCTTGACCAGTTGCCCAACTGCGTCGTCGAGGCGCTTGTCGGTGAACTGCGGGTTTCGCAGCCCGGTGATGAAAGCGTCGTTGGCCGCCTTCACCTTGGCGCGGTCTTCGGCCTTGGTGCTCGTGAACAGCGACGACAGGGCGCGCTGGTAGCGTTCGAAGGACAGGCCCTTGCTCGTGCGAGCGCCGGGGTGCTGAATCATCATATTCATGGGTGGTGATCCTCAGGAGATGGAGTCGGTGTGCGCCCGCTCACTCGGTGAGCCAGCTCTTGCTCGGCACCAGGCCGACGTAGTCGCCAGCGCTGCCGGACTGTGTAAAGAAGCCGGCGACATTCATCGCAGCAGGCGTTGCGACGTCCGGCGTCGCGCTGGTGAAGCCATCCGAGACGACCTTGGCGAACTTGCCGCGAACGGCGCCACCAGTACCGACCTTGACCTTGATGACGCAAGCGCCAGCAAGGTACGCGATCTGCACCTCGTCGTTGACGCCGCCGGGCGTGCCACCGCTGACCTTCGCGCCGTTGCCGAGGGCGACGACGACGCCGATCATATCCACGCCGTCAGCGCAGGGCTGGACCTCGTGGTCATTGGTGCCGTCCTTGACGGGCATGCCGAGGGCGACTGCGCCGACGACAACTTTGCGCGTGACGATGATCGCGCGCTGGAGATCCATATCTGCTCTGGTAGCCATTGCTCTTCAGCTCCGTGCTTTAGGATGTGAGCGGCTCAGGCCGCGAAAATGGTGCCTTCGTCCTTCGACGCGCGGGTTTCGACCTCACCGAGGAGCGCATCTGCTGCGCCCTCGCCGGCCTTCTGCTCAACGGGCTCCGGTGCGGTCTTTGGCTTCTCGCCCACGGCCTTGCCGTCGACCGTGACCGGCTTCGTGAGCGGGATATCCGTGCGTTTCTCGAGCAGCTTCTTCACGCGCTCGATGCCGACGGTGTCGACGAGCTCGTCGAGCTCCTTGCGCTCGGCCGGCTCGAACTTGACGCCCTGGAGCGCGTCAAGCGTGCCCTTGGAGACCTCGCCTTTGAGCTTCTTGGTCTCGGCACGCTCGGCGTCGAGCTCACCCTCGAGCTTCTTGCTGACGAGCTTTTCGTCGCCCAGCAGCTTCTCGAGCTCCTTGATGCGGTCTTCGGCCTTGGTGGCACGAGCCTCGGCGTCTTTCGCCTTCTGCTCCGCGACGGCCTTCGCTTCGAGCGCCTTCTGCAGTTCCTCGTTCATGGGCTTTTTCTCTCGGGTGCCGCCCTTAGCGGCGGTTGGGGCCGCCAGGCGGCTGAACTCTTCACGCTCCGCCGCGTGAAGCGCTTTGGCTACGGCGTCGGGGTTGCTGGGAATCGCAACGACGCTGATCTCGAACAGCTCGTTGTTGGCGAGCCGGTACGTCACCTTGCCGGTGTCGTTATTCTCTTCGCGCGTGACCTTCCCGGGGCGGAAACCAATGGAGACGGCGCGCAAGATCTTCTGCTGCCAGAGCAGGAAGACCTTTTCGGCGATCGGATTGGCATCGGCAGTCGCGAGGATGATTCGCGCCTCGAGTTGGCCGTCAGTGACCTTGACGTTCTCGGCGCGACCGATCGGGAGGAAGTCCTCCGCTCGCGAGCCATCGAGGAAGCCGAACGAGTTGTGCATCCACAGCACAACCGGGTTCTTCTTGTAGCGCTTGAGGTCGAAAGACTGCTCGACGATGTCCCCGTGCCCGTCGATGGTGTCGGTCGATGCGACTACGTCAAACGACCGCTTTTCCGGGTCGAAAGCTTTGATGTCGAAATCGATCGATCGCCGTACGACACGGTCCCACTTTTGGGCCGGCTCTTGCTGTTGCTGCGTAGCCATTCGGTGGTCGCGTCCTCAGGCAGCGGCTTTTTCTGCGTCGTCCGCTTCAGGGTCTTTTTCGGGGTCTTCGCCATCGGGCTCCGGCTCAGGCTCAGCCTCACCGATGCACTCCTCGCCCTCCTTGGGCTCCGGTGCGCCAAGCTCGTCGCGAATCCACTTCTGGGGGATCCGCACCTTGGCGTCGGCTAGGTTCTTCACGGCTTGCGCGAACGCGAGCTGATCGACGGACTCGTCAGTCTGGAACCACGGCACCGGACACTCGACATCAGGGCCAAGGTTCACGGACACGACAAGGCGGAACAGGTGCTTGTAGAGCGCTGCGGCGGTGGCGATCGCGTCTTCTTCGCGAATGTCGGCACGCACCTTATCGCGCACTTCATCCGAGGCGCGGCTACCGTTCGGTCCAGGCTCTGCTGACGTCGTCTGGCCGAGTACGGCCTTGGACATCTCGCGGCCCATGGTGTCGAGCAGCTCACGGTGCGTGCTCGAGCCGCCGGTACCGGGCGCCATGCCCTTGGGCCACTCGACCTTGATGTCGGTGGTCTCAGGGATCGCCGCGACACCGGTAGCGCCGAGGCGCTCGAGCATCGCGATGAGTTCGTCGATGTCCTTCTGACTCGCGCCCTTCTTGTACGAGGCGAGCCGCCAGGGCTTCCAGCCGATTTCGCCGAGCGCGATCCAGTCTTTGAGCGACCAGTTGCGGAACAGCGCGGCCCACACCAGGCAGCGGATCAGGCCCTCGCGGACCTGCACGTCGCCGGTGATGCGACGCTGCACCTGCACAACGCGGCCGGGGTTCTCGGCCAGGATGTCGATGCCTTCGAGATCGAAGGGGTCGCGCTGGTAACGGAGCTTGCCGGTCTTCTGCGCGAAGATGAAGTCGCGCGGACTGAGGAGCTCAGCTTCCGCGGGGAGCAAGAGGCCGTCTTTCGTCTTCTCCCACCGCACCGTTGCCGTTGCGTGCCCTGGCACGTAGGCACCCGTGAGGTGCTCGACCAGCCGCGGGAAGTCGTCAAACTTGTCCCGCGCGCGGCGGCACAGGTCGATCGCCTTCTGATCTTTCCGGGCCGGCTTTTCCTTGCCCTTCGCTGGCGTGGGGTCGACGAACTCGAGCCCACAGAGCGAGACTGCGATGTCGCGGGTGTAGCAAATGCCCTGGAGGTGGCCGTCCTTCTGTCGACCCTCGTTGAAGAGATCGATCAGCGTGGCCGGCTGCCCCATGTCAGCGCGCTGCAAGATGCGCGAAACGTCGGCTGGCGACAGGCCGCCGCCGATGCGTTGAAACTGCTCGTGGAGCGGCTTCTCACGCAGGTTGACGCGCGTGGTCGTCACCTTGGGTGGTGACACCAAGTCTTTGAGGCGTCCGAAAAAACTCATTCATCATCCGAATCCGCGGCTCGCGCTGTCACCCCAGCGGGAGGGCACCACGACCGGGAGCTTGACGTCAGCGAGCCCGAGGCCCGTCTCGTAGATTGCGAGCAGCGCGGAGTCGGCGCGGTCGGGGGAACGACCAAGGCGCTTCTTCGTGTCTTCTTTCTTCTCGACCTCTAGCTGCCCCTTGGGGGTCACCTTGTAGATCGGCGCGATGAGCTCGCTCTCGAGCTGCGGATCGCCGTACATGACGCCGCCCGCCTGGAAGAAGAGTCGCCCACTGAACCAGACCTCGCTGCGCAGCCTGGGGTATTTCTCCGGCTCGCTCGACGCTTCCGAGACGTTGACTTCGATGATCTGCACGAACTGGTCGAGACCTTCGGTTTTGCCCTCGGCTTGCAAGTGCCGCAGCACGTCGGCCACCGCGGTTCCGTAGCCGCCCGCGGCATCGAGCTTGATGCGAACGTGCTCGTTGCCCGGTCTTCGCAGCGCGCGCATGCAGCGCAACACCACGCCAGCAACCTCGTGCGAGTCGTAGCCGTGGACGACCGCTTCGACGTCCTTTTCGACCTTGAACCACTCGGGGCTGTAAAGCCGGAGCCCTCGTCGACCTGTGATCGCGGAGTCGTCCGCGCCAAAGCGCGCCACATCGACGCCCAGATCGAGCGTGGTGCCGCCGGCCAAGTCTTCGGGCAGCAAAGCCCAGCGCTTGAGAGCTTTTTCTACCTGGCCCAGCGTGATGACGGCGTTGCTGGACGTCGTCGGGAATTCGCCATCGACGCGCACCTGCACGAAGGGGCTACCTTCGCCGTACGCCTTGATGAGGCGGTCAACGTCGAGCCTGCGGGCGAGGCCCGGGATCAGGTCGTTGTCGTTGACGTAGTTGGGAGTTTCGCGCGCGCTGAGCGTGAAGCACTTCCAGAACTCACGCATGCTGTGGAAGCACTCGAACAGGAACCCGCTCACCTCGGTGGGGTTCGTCGTGCAGAGCAGCTTGCCACCGCCGAGCGTGTTGCCCTCGAAGGCCTCGCAGATGGCGGCGTCGATGCCGGACGTTTCGTCCAAGATGATGAGCTGCTCGGCGCCGGACTTGCCGGCCGCTCGCTCTTTCTTCTTGGTCGAGAGGCCGCGGATACTCCGACCATCGCGCCAGCGGACGCCCGTGCGTGGGTCGAGCGCAGGCTCGGGGAACAGGTCGATGCCGCGGTCCTGTAGCCGCTGCCACAGCGCCGTGAGCTCGGACCACATCGGATCCTTCACCTGCTCGAAGGAGCTGGATGTGAAGATCACCTTGCCGCGGCGGCGCGTGCAGCACCACCAGACGGCCAGGCAAATGTCGAGGAGCGTCTTGCCGGTCTTCTGCCCGGACTTGACCGCGACCTTGTCGTGGTCGACGAGGCACCGGGCGATCGGAATCTGCTGGGGCGTGAGCTCGACGCCCAGCACGTCGCGGATGAATTCGACGGGGCGGTCCGCGTAGTCGGTGAGGACCGAGTTGCGGTCGATATAGCCGGCCGGCTTGGGCTGATTGGCAGCCTCGGCCTCAGCAGCGACGTTCAGCTCGGCGAGCTCAGCGCGGGCCAGGTCGGGCCAGAGCGACCTGCGACGGTTTTGGTTACGGATCGCCTCGGCGACGTAGCTCATGGCGTCACTGCAGCGACGCGGGGTCCGTGCCGCCCGCTACCCGTTCGTCCATTTCATCAAGGCCACTGAGCGCCTCGCAGAGCTTGCGGTACTGACCAGGGTCGAGCGTCTTCTTCGCCACCTCGAGCAGGCGCTTCAGCTCGTCCTCGACCTTGTGGCGGATAATTGCGCCGAAGCGCTTGGAGTGGGTGCGCTCAAGCAACCAGGCCGCAGCCTTGGCTTTTCTGCGGGTTTGGGTGTCGCCGGACCGGACGTCCTTGACAAGGGCTACCCTCCCTCGCGCGCGCGCGCGATCTAGCGCAAAGACGAAGGCCGCGTACGGAGAGTCTTCGGGGGCATCCTCGGCTGTTCCGAGGCTCACCCAATGCTGGTACGTGCGGAGCGGCACACCTTCGGCGACCGCGGCGTCGTCCGGATAGCTGCCGCCTTCGACGTGCTTGCAGATCCTGGCGATGAGCTTGTTATCGAGCCGCGTCTTGCCGGCCACGCTGGCCTACCGTTTGCTATACTCGCCACCGTGCCATGGCCTTCGCCCCCGAAACCCCGCGCATCGCGCCTCCCGATTGGGAGGACTTCAGCCGCTGGGCCCCGGTGCGTCCTGCCGCGCCGTTGCGCTTGGTCCCGGTGACCAGGTCCGACGACGAGGCGCCGGTTCGTCCGGTGGCGACCGTCCAGGCTCGCCCGGGCTCGTTGCTCCCACCGGCCGCCGTGTGAGGGCTCGTCGGGGGTTGGCCTCGGGCTTGGCCGGCTTGTGTCTGCCGGCGCGTACATAGAGGTTAGGCGCCCCGTGGCCGGGAATGGCCGCAGATGGCCGCAAACCGATCAGACCTTTGCCTGGTTTTGCAGCGTATTCACGAGCGCTCTCAAGGACTTGAGGGATTGGCGCAGTGCCGCGAGTCGATTTTCCGTTTTCTCGATACGCGTCAGATGCTCACCGAGCGCGACCTCGGTGTCGTCGGGCTCGCGGGCGAGTACGGCGCGGGTCACGGCGCGATTGAAGAACCACTTTCCGACTCGGGTGCCGGGCACGTTGTAGGAGCGGAGCACACCGCCACCCATGCGCTGGTGGAGCGCGTAGAGCTGCCGGCGAAGGGTGCGCTCGGGCATGCCTATCTCCCTGGCGTGCTCGGCGAGCGGCACCCATTCGTCCGTGAGCTTGGTGCGACGTTGGCGGCTCAGGCCGCCGTCTCCTCGTCGGCCCAGGCCTTGGCGGCCCGCTTGGCGGTCGCGTACCACGCCCGGTGGAGCGCCCTCACATCGGCCGTGGCGGCGGCCACCATGGCGTCCCTGGCCTCCCTGGTGAGGCCACCACGGCAGAGCTTCACGAGAGCGAGCTCATCGTCCACGGTGTCGCCGGCGGCGGCCAGGCTGGCCTGCTGGGCGCAGAGACGCGCCTGTTCGGCTCGGAGCGAGGCCGCGGTAGCCTGGAGCTCAGGCAGGCGCGCATCTCGCTCTACCAGCCATGCCACCAAGTCAGCGCGGCGAGCGGCCTCGGCTGCACGGTAGGCAGCCCGCGCGGCTCGGTACGGGGCAAGGACCTCGCGGCGGGCGCGGCGGCTCAGCACCAGCGGGACGTAGGGCCGCTCGGGCTCGGGTTCACGCGCCGTAGCCACCGATGGTCGGTCGTTCGCGAGCCTGGCGATCGCCTGCTCGAGCGGCAGCAGGTCGCGCCGCACGCGTTCAAGCTCAACCGAAAGTCTTCCGTTGCCGGCGCTGGCATCTCGAGCCCGGCCCTTCGCCTGCTTCTGCTGCCACTTGTGGAGCACGACCCCAGCGAGCCCGCCTTGCCCCTCGCCAAAGTGGGCCCGGATCGTCGGGTCCGCCCGCGACGTGCCCAGGTATTCGGCCAGCGCGGTCGCCTGGTGTTTGCGATCCAGCGCTCGCCAGCGCAGCTCTAGCTCCCGGATCTGACCGACCCGGCCGTCGATGCCGCGGTTGTCGGTGGCGCCCAACCTGCGCAGCATCCCGAGGTTGGGATCCTCGCCGGCTCCGCCAACGCCGCCTCGTTCGATGCTCGCCACCACCTGGGCGAGGTTGCCGCGCTGGCCGAGCTCGGACGCCGCGCCCATCAGCAGGCGCTCGAGCCGCGGGCAGTAGAGCTCTCGGTCGAGGGCGCCGCGCGCGCGGCCGTGTGTGCTGGTGTCACCCTTCGTGATTGCTTCGGTCGACATCGCTGCGCTCTCCTTGAGCGAGGCCCGCTCGCTCGTGCTAGGTTCCGGCTGTCGGCGGCAATCGACTCCGGAGCCCTGGTCAGCGATGGCTAGGGCTTCCGCGCTTCGACTTTCCGGCGAACCATGTCCGCGGTCTCGTTCTTACGCGCTCGCGACTTCGGGTCCCAGCTTGGATAGTGGCCACCCGCGCGCTCCCGTGCGGCCCAGACAAAAGTCACGCCGCCACCGTCGAACTCTTCCACGTGCGCCGGGAGATATAAGACACGTAACAGGAACGCTTCGCCGCACGCGTTGAGTTTGATCTTCGTGAGTCCAGAGGCGGCCAGACGGTGGGCTTCCAAACCCAAAGCGACGCACCAGCAGCGGTCGTGGCGACCGAGCGCTTGCTTGCTGCGAAGGATCCTAGTTGCGAGCTCACGGCGGTAGCGCTTCGTTTCCTTTGAGGGTTTCATCGGCTTCGCCGCCTCGCCTTCGCTCGCCGCACGCATTCACAGTCTCCCTCGTCGCAGTTGTAACGCTCGGCGGGAAAACACAGGTTGTCGGTTTCGAGCCTCTCAATATCCGGGGGCCCGTAGCGCCATTGGTTCCGAAACGCTTCGGCGCTCGTTGTGATCAAGCAACCGCAGTCTTCGCAGCGCTCGCCGGTTGTCGTGGCCATTTGTGCCGCGCGCCACGCCGCGGTTTCTTCGCTGTTCATCACGTCGGCTCTCCCGGCATCCACGATGCCTAGCCGACGATGACGAGCCAGTCCACGACTGTGAGTTCCTCGCGGGCTGGGACGTACAGTTGAGGTTTGTTCACGACTACTCCGCCTCCTCACTTGGCTCGTACCGACCCATGCTCACCACGTCCTCGCTTGGAGCCACACCAGCGACCGTCACCCGCATCCGCTCCGGCGTGCTCGCATCGGCGGGGCCGACGGTATCGGGGCCGGTGATGGCAAGCCCATGCACCATCTCCCCGCTTGCCGTCGAACCCACGATGTCTCGCGCTTTCGGGTGGGCTGCCTCGAGCTTCGCCAACCGCTCGAACAATTCGTCGAACAGCTCACCAGCGGCGCGCCGAACGGCGTGAGCAACGAGGATTGAACGATGCGCCTCGCTGGGGCTCCCACCACCCGTCGTGCTCAAGGCGTGGCCGTTGAGTTGCTCCTCGTGAATCGCCATCACACGCTGCAGTAGAACCTCGCTCGGCTTCATAGCTTCGCCTCCTCGACATGAGCCACAAGCTTCAGCACCTTGTGAGTCTCTGGGTGTCGCTCAATTTTTACGCTCACCAGTCGACCGATAGCCTCGTAGCGGTCCGTTTCGGCATCTCGCATCAATGCAACCTCGGGTTGTAACGCTTCCGCGCCGTGTAGTAGTTCGATGCGGAAAACAGCCAGCCCGCCGCGGCGACACTGTGAACGCCGCTCTCGGTGGCGTACCCTCGCCACGCCAGCCAGAACGCGAGCAACGTCTGGCCGACGATGACGAACCAGTCCACGACTGTGAGCTCTTCGCGGTGGGCAGGGATGTAGAGTTGGGGTTTGCTCATGTCTCCTCCACCTCCTCGCTCGGCTCGTACTTGCCACCCGCACACGCCCGTTGACACCCGTGTACGACAAGAGCGGCGACACGGGCCCGCCGCAGAACGAACACGGTGCGCTCTCCAGACACGAAACGTTGCCGCTCCTCGAGATTCAACGCCGCCTTGAACGCGATCTGCTTCAGCTCGCCCGGCGTGAATCCGTGCTCGCGCGCAATCGCCTCCATGGTGCGGACCGCCGCGTGGAAGGCGGGGTCTCGTTGGTAGCGCTCGTCGGTGTCTCGGTAAACGTCCGTCATTAGCTCGCCTCCTCTCGCTCGTGACACTCCACGTGCCGGCGCAAATGCCCGCTCACCCAATCCTGATACCGCTCCGCACCAGGCTCGATGACGCGACCGCACACCTCGCAGTTTTCGGCGACGCGGTTGCGCATACGCTCCCAGAGTCGTCGTGGTGCCAGGAAACGCAGGATGAACTCCTCTGCGTCGCGCTGGGCGAAGCGCTTGAGCAAGGTGAACTGGGCTAGGGAGCGCCAAAGGCTGCCGTTGAATGTCGTCATGCTGACCTCCTCCGCACTTTGCTCTGCATGTGCAGCGTACGCTCCACGCAAATGAATCCCGCGATCGCGTCCGCCTCATGCTCGCTCAGCGGTTGGCCATCGTTCTCGATCCCAGGAAACCAGATGCGCCGGATCGCGTTGATGACCTCTTGCTTGGTCGCGTTGCCATTGTCGGCCGCGACCTTCTTTGCCGTCTGCACCGCGTACATGACGACGCGCGCGCCGTAAGACCACGCGACCGCTTTGGCGATCCCAACAACCTCGAACACGTGATCGTTGCTCGCGTTCCAGCCGCCCGCTTTCTCGCCCTTCGCGGCGGCCTCGAGTTGCTTCTTGCGCTTGCCGATCGACGCTGGTCCCTGGTTTTCAATCGCCACGACTTTCGGGCGGTAGACCTTGAACGGCCTGACCAACCCGAGCCAGATCTCACGCAGGCGATCGTCGAGCTCCGCCTTCGGGTCGGTAGGGATGTAGCCGCTCTCGACGATCTCCGGGCGCGCTCCGTAGCGTCCGCCGATGGCCCAGCCCACATGGGCCAGGCCAGGATCGACCGAAGCGATCAGGTCCGGCTCGCTCACGCCTCGCTGTTCTCCTCGGTCTGCGACCGGCGAGTCTTGCGGCGAACTTCTTTCGACGTGGTGCGGACGACGCGCCCTTCGTCCTCGGCGCCCTGCGCGATGAACGCGGGGTCAGGCTCGAGATCCTCGTCGCTGCCGTCCTCGTCCGCGGGGTCCGAGACGTACTCCGGTGCGGGCTCGCTGTCGCGCGAGCCGAAGAGGTCGCCCTGCTTCGACGCCGCATGCTCTCGCAACTCGCTCTCGGTGGCGGCACGGTCGTCGACCAGGCGGTCATCGTCGACGCTGCGCACCTCGATTCGCACGATGTTGCCCGCGTTGTCCTCGACGACCTTCTCATAGACTTGCGTCAGGCGCTTCTCGGTGCCGGAGTCGAGCGCCTGGAGGATCGAATCCTTGCGCGCCTTCTGGACTTTGATCTCACCGTTGACGACCTTGTTGTCGGACTTCTTCTGCTCCTCGAGCCGGATGATCTCGCGGTCGATCGACTCGAGCTCGATGCGGCGGGCGGCCTTGTCTTCCTCGCTGAGCTCGTGCTCGACGAGCTCTTCGTAGGTGTCGCGGGGCTCGGTGGCGGCGGGCTGCTCGATCGTTTCGTCTTGGATGGCGTCGGGGAATGCGGCGGTGTCGGTGGTGGTGTTTTCCATTTTCTCTCCCAGTGGTCAGAGCGTTTGCTGGTCTAGGTAGTCGTAACTGGTGTCGCGAAGCGGCTGCGAGCCCTGCGCCGCATGCACGTTGGCGTGGTCCGCGTACTCATCGTCAGGATCATCGTCGCGCTCGTCGACGAACTTGGTGCAGTAGTCGAGGTAACCAAGTCGCACCGTCCCCATGCGGCCGCCGCGGCACTTAGCGATGATGAACTCCGCCGTGCGATCCTTCTGCTCCTTGGCGGGCCGGTACATGTCCTCGCGGAAAAAGAAGATGATGGTGTGCGCATCCTGCTCGATGGCGCCTGAGCCGCGCAGGTCACCGAGCTGGGGACGCTTGTCGGGGCGCTTCTCGCAGTCGCGATTTAGCTGGCTGAGCAGAATCAGCGGCACGTTGAACTCTTTCGCGATACCCACGAGCCCCGCGCTGATCTTGGTGAGACGGTCGTTCTCGTTGAAGCTGTTGCGCCCACTCGAGTCCTCGCTCATGAGCTGCAGATAGTCGACCCCTATGAGACCGAGCTTGGTGCCGTGATCCCGCTCGAGCGCCCTTGCTGCGCGCCGGATCGAGCTCCGCAGACGCGGCACACTGATGCCACCCTGTTCCTCAATGAGCATCGGCCATCCACCGATGGTCTGCACGGCAGCCGAGTATTGCTCCCACTGTCGCGCGCTGAGTTTGCCGTTTTCAATCGCCCGCGTGTCGATGCCAGTCTCGACGGCAATAAAGCGATCGCCGATCTGTTTGGCCGGCATCTCGATCGACGCTAGGTAGACGCCACGTGCCTCGCTCTTCGATGTCGCCACCGCCTTTGCGGCCGCCGCCAAGAAGGACGTCTTGCCCATGCCTGGGCGTCCTGCGCCGACGTACACGCGCCCTGGCTTGAGGCCACCGATGCGGTTGTCGAGCGAGAGAAATCCTGTCGAGGCACCCGTGTTCTTGCCGATGTACCGAGCGTCCTTCGTCTCGTTGAAACACTGCTGCATGATCGCTCGCGCACCATGTAGCGTCGTCGGCCGGTCGCTTTGCTCGGCCACCGCGTAGATGCGTGCCTCGGCAGCTTGCACGAAAGCGTTCACGTCGCCGGTGTCCGCGTAAGCCTCAGCTTCGATCTCCTGACAGTGTCGAATGAGCTCCCGCAGGCGCCACTTTTCGACGATACGTCGCGCGTAGGGCTCCACCTTGGCCACCGACGGCGTCCCGATGATCTCCGCCAGGTACGGGGTCCCGCCAACCGCTTGCAGCTTGCCCGCGTCCCGCAGCGCGCCCGTGATGGCCGTGATGTCCGTGGGGCGCCCCGTGGCCGCGCAGGCACGTGCGGCTTCGAAGATCCGCCGGTTGGCGTCAGCGTAAAAGTGCTCCGGACGGAGCACGGTTTCGCAGTCGTCGAGCGCGGTCGCTTTGAACATGATGGCGCTGAGCACAGCCGACTCGGCGTCCAGATCGCTAGGCGGGATGCGACCCTCGGTCATGGGCGGGCCCCTCCGTTGGTGGCCTTGGCGCGAGCTTCGACTTCGGCGGCGCGCTTGCGGCGAGCGTCGGCGTCGTTGCTACCGCCGGACTGCTGCGGCGGCACACCGACGAACAGCGTCTTGTTCACGGCTAAGCGGTCGATGTTGTGTCCGAACGCCTGGGACCAGCCTCGCAGCGTCTTCCGATCCCCTGAGCGTTGCTCGCGCCAGTAAACCCGAAACTCGGGCACCGTCGCTCGGATGCGGTCCTCTGGCACGGAGAACTTTGCCGCCAGCGCTTCGACCTGAGCCGCACTCGGCTGCCAGTCCGCGGCGAGTGGCTTCGGCACCATGTCGCTGGCCTGGGGTTTGCTTCGCGCGCCCGCGCCCGCCCGCGCAGATCCAGACTTCTCAGGTTGATCCGGAAGAGCAGATAGAGAGAAGAGAGTGGGAGAGGACGCGCGCGAGGCAGAGATCTCCCGAGGGATTTCTTGGGACCCTCCGGAATCCTCGCGAGGTTTTTCTGGGATTGTGTTTCCATAATCATCCTGCACAATTAGCAGTGGGGGTGGCCCGGGCACTTTGGGCGCCCCGGGCTTGTCCACTCGCTGGTGCTCGGACCATTTCCTGATCGAGAAGTAGCGCTGTCCGTCGAGGTCGTAGAGGCGCACGTAGCGGAAACTCACGAGCTCATCCAGGGCACGGGTCAGCGTCTCGATCGCCTTGCCGGGGAACACACGTCCTGCCAGCAACGGGGCCCCGGCGCGCCCGTTGCCGTAATCATCTGCAAGGAGGATCAGCGCGATCGACAGCACGCGCGCCTCCGGTGAGGCCATGGCCATCATCTCGTCGTCGAGCCACTCGGACTTGATGGATCGGATTCGGCTCAAAGCTTGCTCCTGACGATGCGGGCAACCTCGTCGACACACGCAAATGGGTCGCGCCAGATCTCGGAACCGGTAAATCGAAGCACAAGCCAGCCGGCCTCTTGAATCTTGCGGTCGTTCGACTTGTCCTTGGACGCCTGAGCTTTGCTGCGCTCGTGAAACTCATGCCCATCGAGTTCGATGGCAACCATGGCCCGATGGTCCTCAGTGAAGAATGTAAAGTCCACGCGGCGCCCGCAGATTTGCTGTTGCTGATCGATGCCCACCGGCACCGCGCCAATTCGCCAGGCGCCGCAGCTGGCCCACCCCGCCTTCCTCGCTGTCGCACGCTCGATCTCCACCTGCCTGCGCATCGCTTCGATCCCGCGCGTCAGCACGCCCAGTTCGACCAGCCGCTGGCATTCTTCTTCCGTCTGTCCCGTTGCGTTGGCGTAGTCGGTGGTTACGTTCTTGATGGCCGCGACGAGCGCTGGCGGCACCAGAATCACGGTTCGTTCGTCAGACACAGCCAACCTCCTCAATGCGCCTGAGCGCCTCGATCACATCCAAGCACTCACAACACGAAACAAACTCCACCCGACTCGATCCCGCCGCCTCCGGCGGCACGCGCTGACTCCCGCCCGTGACGGTGACGACGCCGCAGACGGCGCGGCGTGTTGACGGGTGGCGCTCAGGATCGGCGACGGGCACGTAGTGGGTGATTTGGGGGACGAGCTCGGTGCGGGTCATGCGGTCTCCCGGGTGTCGAAGAGGCCGCGCTGTGGCGGCGGCGAATCGGTCCGAAGCGACGCTCGCGGCACGAAGTGCCCACCCACCACGTGCTCGCATCGCGCTCGCGCGATGCTGACGAAAGGCTCCTCGTCGGTGTCCTCCCGCTCGAAGCCGACGAAGTCGCAGCCCTCCAAGAGCGCAGCGACGCCACCGGTACCGGAGCCCATGAAGATGTCGCCGACCTTGGGACGAACCTCGCCTCCGCGCGGCGTGACGAGGCGAACGAAGTAGCGGATCAGCTCGACGCTCTTGACGGTCGGGTGAACGTTCCGAGAGCCAGCGTCGATGCCTCCAGGGTTCGGCGTGTCGCGCTGCGCGGCGGCTCCCTTGAAGTGCTCGAGCCCCTTGTCGCGCTCGCCCCGGGAAGCCTTGGCGGCGTAGATGAAGGGCTCCAGGTCGTCGAGTTCGGGGTCCCACTGGAATTGGGGGAAGAAGCGGGAGGCGGTACCGGAGTCGCCGCTCCAAAGCGCACCCACGTCTCTGCGCTCCGACTCACGACCCCAGTTAGTCGCACCGCTCACAGCCTTCGCCCCAGAGCCGCTTGTCCGCTCCCCGCTCTGCCGGTCGAGCAGGAGCACCGGGCAGCCCTCGACGCACTCCCAAGCCGGAACGTCCTCAGCGCCGTCGCCGTGCTTCACCGGTGAGACTTCCCCACCCGTGAACGCGCTTGGCGCCGTATCGCGGTTTGGCGTGTCCCAAGTCGGGTTGGCTTTGACCGCGCGGGTACCGATGCAATGGCAGCGGGCGTCGTGGGTCAGGAGCAGGTTGGGGGGCCACCGGCCGCTCGAGTCGGGCGACCACGTGACGTCGTGACCGACTCCGGCGCCGTAGACGTTGTTCGCGGTCGAAGCGCCTGAGCGCCCAACCATGTCCGCGAGGTCGACGCTTGCGATGCCCACCCGGCAGGCGTCGATGTTCAGTACGCCCGTTCCCCACTTGGCGTGGTTCTGCTCGACGGTCAGCCCCTTCTCGAGCGGCTTGCGCACCAAGAACCAGAGCTCGTGAGAGGGCTTCAGCGCGGTACCGAGCCCGCCCGGGAGGTTGTGGCTCTTGGGAAAGCCCGACCCGAACGCGTGCGAAAGTCCGTCACGCACCTCGAAACCGGCGTCTTCCAGTGCGCAGCCCGTCCAGTGCGACGTGCGGGGCAGCGCCCACACGAGCGCGTGCGCGCCCGGCTTGAGTACTCGAAGCGCGGCTTTGAAGCGCTTCGACATGAAACGGACCCATTGCTTCCGGCCGCCCTTGTCGCCATCCCAAGCCCTCGACATGAAGGAAATTCCCCCAGGAGGATCGGTGACCATGGCGTCCCAGCTGTTCGCCGGTTCGCGCTTGAGCAGGTCGAGGCAGTCGCCGTGCTCGATGCGGTAGCGGGCGAGGGTGGGGCGGATCATGTGCCCTCCGTCACGCAAACCGGGATCGGGTCGTGGTGCTTCTCGCGCTTGTGCGCGTCGTAGAAGGCGGCGTCGTTGAAGCTCTGGACGATGCGCAGCATGCCGCGCGTGCCGGGCGACTTGCCGATCGGGAATGCTTCGACGAAGCAAGCGAAGCCCGCTTCCTTCAGTGCGAGCAGGACATCAAACATGGCTGCGTTACGAGCCGGACCGCCGCGTTTACCAAGGTCGGAAAAGTAGGGGAGCGGCCAGCAAACGAATCCGCATGGGCCGGCGAGGTCGCGAGCGATCCAGTCGGCGCCGACGATGGGTCGCAGCGCTCGGCCTTCCTGCCGCTCACCGAGCCGCCCACAGTCCCCATGTAGCAGGATCGTTCCCTCTGGGTAGAGGCGCAGGCGCTCGCGGATCGGAGCGTAGTCGGCCCAATCGCGCGAACCCGTGACGAGAACTGCGGTGCGCTTGGTGGTCACTTGAACGCCTCCGCTTCCGCCTGTTCACAAACCTCAAGGCGCCGCGGTTGGTCGAACGTGCCAGCACAGGCCTCCATGAACGCGCCGCACCACATGCGGACGCAAGATTTGCGGCCAGCGCTATTACGGCTCGCGACGGGTTTGGCGAACCGACACCCTCCGCACAAATCGTCGGTGACGTCGCCTCGGTTGATCTCGAGCAGGAGGAGGGTTTTAGCCATTGCCCGCCATCCCCTTCGCAAACCGCTTGTCAAAGCACTCACCACAAAGCAGCAGAAGCGCCCGCGGCCGATCGGGATGCTCCGAGCATTTCGTCGAGCAGAGCTGGCAGGCGTAGGTGACGTTGGGGGTGGGGTTGCGGCTAGCCACGCGCCCTCTCTTCCGCGCCCGTCAGGCGCTCTTCGAACCGCGCCAACTTACGGCGGATGGCGGCGTCGATTTCATCCTCGCCAAACGCCACGCGCGCCTGAGCGAGCATGATGTGTGCGTCAGCGATCTCCTCAATGAGGTTGTCTCGCGCGCCCGGACGTCCGCGATCGAATCGGTTGATCGCGGCGATGAGCTCGCCGCACTCCTCCTGGACCATGCGCAACTGGGAAGCGCGCCCCCAGAGAGCAAGCGCGCGAATGGCAGCGCGGGTGATGCGCTCTGCGAGGCTACCCACGGGACTGCCTCCATTTCTCCGCCCGCTTCGTGCTCTTCGCCGCGGCTTCCCAGGCCTTGACCAGCTCACGCAGGTCTTCGATGACCTCGGGCACGGTGTAGCCGGTGTCGAGCGAGTCGAGCAGCTCGGTGATCCGGTCCTTGATCGCGCACTGCTCGTCGTCGAGCGCACGCAGGCCGCTCCAGACGAGCGCGATACGCTCGGTGCCAACCCGGGTGGTTACGCCGAGCTCGAGCGCCTTGAGGGCAACCTCGGCTCGCTGAGCGAGCTGGCGGCAGGTGAGTAGCCTACGAGGCATCCGGCCCTCCCTCCTCACCCCGACTCAGCAGCGCCCGCTCATCCCGCCCGAGCGCCTCGGCAACGTCAGCCATCGCCGCCAGCCGCTCCGCCCAGACCCGCGCGTGGGCCGGCGAGAGGTCGAGCTCCGCTCCGGTCGTAAACAGGAGCAGGACGCGGTCAGGCGCGGCCGAGAGGTGGCAGGGGCGGGGGTCGGCGGTTCGCGAGAGGGCGGCGAGGCGGCGGGATCGGTAGGCCTCGAGGTCGATGGGGGTGTTAGCCACGATCGGCCTCCGCGTCGGACGCCACCTCGGCGAGTTCCCGCGAGAGTTCCCGCGCCTGCTCGGCCGAGAGTTCGACTTCGTACCCGTCCAGGGCCAACACGACGTCTCCGTCGCTGACGAACAGCGTGACGGCTACGGCGCCGGCGCCGGACTCGTTCTGCAGCGGCCGGCCTGGGCGCCGGAACGGCACAACCGTGCCAGTCACGCGGCCCCCTTTTTCGCCTTGCGACGCATCGATTTGACCTCGACGCGTCGACGCTTGGTCGCGAGCCGTAGAGGTGCAGCCTGGTACGCTGCGGCTCGCTCAAGCCCCTCAGCAATCGCCACGAGGAACGCG